GCAGGACTGTACGAAGGCCATGAACTGCTTGTAGCTGCAGGACTGTATGAAGGCCATGAACTGCTTGTAGCCGCAGGACTGTACGAAGGCCAAGCACTACCAGAAGGATTTACTGAAACAGATACAAATGCACTAGCTGAGCCACTTGGAGATGCACTTGTACTTACTGTCGGAATTGCAGTGAACGACGAAAAGGGAGAAACTGTAGCCGATGCGGAACCAGATGCTGAAGCGGATGCTGACGCAGAAGCCGATGCAGATGCTGACGCAGAAGCCGATGCAGATGCTGAATTACTTTGACAGTCTACTCTGCTAAGAATGAGTGTACCAATAATGAAGAGGAGCTTCATTTAATATATTTTTTCTATAACTTTAAACAAGCTAAATACCACTTCAAATTTAGAAGTTGTGTTCAATAAGTTGCTCGCAGACATTTTTGTAGGAACGACCACCGCGAACCCAGACTTCGGGTTGTAGGCCCATACAGAGACTCATACAGAAAAAGGAACTATCTACAAGAAGGCACTTTTCCGCTTTGGCCATTAAATTGCAATACTCAAGAATTGGTCGTCCTACCCATCGTTCTGCCACAGCCCACCACTTATGTCCCTCAGGATACATGTTTTCACTTGGGCATATGACAAGCATCCTCTCAGTATCCACCTGAATGGGTGCCCGCGCATCCGATGCCTTTGCATGCACAAACAGATACGGCTCGTCAACAGTATCGGCTACACTTGAGTAAATGTGTGACCACGACTTCAGAATATCCTCCTTGAGCTCCATATCCTTGTAGAAACAGTATGGAAAATTCGCCACATTTCCCCGACCGTGGTAGCCGAGCATAAATACACGGTCAAATCCCTTTACTGCCGCCATGAGCACATCCTCCCGACCTCCAAATGCAGGTGAGATATCTGAATCATTTTCAATTTCATGGAATGTTACGGACGGCTCCTCGGCATAGAGTGCTTGGAGATTCTTAAGATTCTGGCGCTTTACGACAAGGCGAACTTCATCATAGCAACTCGCCATATACCGAACGGCTCCATTCATGAAGAAATGGTCGCCGAGTCCCTGGTGACCGCAGATAAAAACCCGCTTTCCAGCGTATCCCTTCTGTTCTTTAAGAACACTTCCAGTGTTCACATTGAGTGTGCGCTTAATACGAAAGCGACGCTCATTCACATCATTAATCTCCTTCATAAGGTTGTATTCGCGCATAGGGTCCGCAAAAATAGTAGGTGAATGAAGTTCATCTTGAATGACCCACATAATGCGATTCACTTCAAGAAGTTTATCATAATGAAACTGAACTGAGCCTATTTGGTCAGCCACAATATTCTTCAATGACTGGTACTCGAGTTCCACATCTGCGCGACGCTTAGCATCCTTGATAAATTCCATCTTGAGTTCAAGAATAGTGAGTTTATCAAAGACCTCCCCAATTGAGCAGGGAACCATCAAAAGTCCAGACATTCTTTACAGACATTTGTAAATCATGTTTAGACCCCACCAGCACCGGCACCAGGGCCAGCAGCAGTTACACTAGCACCGCCTTGAAGAGGGGCAGGCTGACTCGCCATTGAGTTTGCCCACAGTGTATTTGTTGCAGCAGTGAGGACCATTGTACCCCCAGGAACAGTTACGCCTGCTGTGGAAGCACCAGCAGCGCCCGCTGCTGTTTTGGGAACTGTGCCGACACCCGCACCCGCACCAGAACCTGTTATTACTTGCTGTACAGGCATCTGCCATGTAGGACCATTTTGCCAGTTCGGTTTACAAACTGCGAGATTGGTTATGACATAACTTGATTCGCCCACTAAAGAGGTTATAGTAGACGCTACAGGCGCACTCGCATCTGCAACATATCCACTTCGCGGGGTATAACTGGGCGGGATCACACCCATGGGATCTGTACGTACTGTGATCCCCTTGCATCCTAAATCTGCATTACATGCTGTTTGTGCATCTGCTAAAGTTGTAAATGAATTACAGAGAAATGTCTGTGCTGTGCCGGAGCAGTTTGGTATATAAGCATTTGGAATCGCAATCGCGGTATATGTACAGGTCGGCACAGTTCCATCAAATCCCTCTGTTTTTACAAGAAACTCCTTCAGATATGACGCAGCAAAGACAACTGCGAGGGCTGCTACAATAATAACTACAAGAGTTTGCAGGTTCATTTTTATCTACTAAAGTCCCTTAAATTTGAATTCGTTGCCGGCTTAGAAACTTCATTAAGAAGAAAGAGAAGATGCCCGCAGGTTTCTACAGACCAAGTTCCGAAATTGAACCCATCGTTGGAATCCAGTTCGGTATTTTCAGTCCCGAGGAGATTGAGCGTCGTTCAGTCGTCGAAATCACTTCGAAGGATACCTATGAGGGCAATGAACCCAAAATCGGTGGTCTCTTTGACCCCCGCATGGGCGTTCTGGACAATGGCAAGACATGCCGCTCCTGCGGCCAGACCAACCACGGATGCCCCGGCCACTTCGGCCACTACCGTCTCGCCCGCCCCGTCTATTTCTACCAGTTTCATCCTACGATTCTCAATATCCTGAGTTGCGTCTGCATTCGCTGCAGCAAGCTGCTCATCGACAAGGAGAATCACAAGTCGATTCTGAAGAAGTCAGGTGAGGCTCGCTGGCGTGATGTACTCAACCTCTGCAGTAACATCAAGCGCTGCGGCCAGGACACTGAGGATGGCTGCGGTTCTCGTCAGCCCATGAAGTATGTTCGCGACGGAATCGCCCGGATTATCGCCGAGTGGGAGAGCCTTGATGACCCCACAAAGTCAGGAGGAAAGACCCTACAGCCTCTTGAGGTTGAGTATGTGCTCCACCTTTTCCGTCGTATTACCGACGAGGATGTCGATTTCATGGGCTACAGCCGGTTCTGGTGCCGTCCTGACTGGATGATCTGCACGGTCCTCCCCATCCCTCCTCCTCAGGTGCGCCCCTCCGTTGTACAGGAGAACAATCAGCGCTCAGAAGATGATCTGACTCACAAGCTGTTTGATATTATCAAGCAGAACAAGATTCTTCAGCAGAAGATTGAGCAAAATGCCAACAAGAATGTAATTGATGAGATGACGAACGTCGTCCAGTATCACATTGCCACTCTTGTTGACAACCAGATTCCTGGTGTAGCTCCCTCTGCCCAGCGCAGTGGCCGTGCTCTGAAGTCAATTCAGCAGCGTCTCGGCTCCAAGGAGGGTCGTATCCGCTACAACATCCAGGGAAAGCGTGTGGAGTTCAGTGCCCGCTCAGTTATTACGCCCGACCCGAATATTAGTATCGCCGAGATTGGTGTTCCCACCAAGATTGCCATGAACCTTACGAAGCCTGAGGTCGTCACCCAGTACAATCGTGACCAGCTCTACCGTCTCGTACAGAATGGTCCTGACAAGTGGCCTGGTGCGAAGACGATTGTGAGGCGCGATGGCCGTATGATTAGCCTGAAGCATGTGAAGACCACTGAAATCACTCTCTACTTTGGTGATACTGTCAATCGCCATCTTATGGACGGCGATACTATCCTTTTCAATCGTCAGCCGACACTGCACCGCATGTCCATGATGGGTCATCGTGTGAAGGTACTTCCTTATAATACCTTCCGTCTGAACGTTATGGTCACCAGCCCATACAATGCAGATTTTGATGGTGATGAGATGAATGCACATATCCCGCAGAGTTACGAAGCCTCCACGGAGCTTGAGGAGATTGCTGCAGTTCCTCATCAGATCATCACACCCCGTGACGGTAAGCCAGTGATTGGCGTTGTTCAGGATACTCTCGTTGGCTCCTTCCGTATTACACGGCCTGGAGTCAAGCTCAATCGCCGTGAGTTCATGAATCTCATGATGTGGAACAAGCGCTTCGGTGCGATGGACTATCCAGACCCCACAAATCCTGAGAGCCTGGACAAGTTCTCCGTGCTTCCACCTGGCTCTGTGGATGATAAGCATTGGTCGGGCCACCAGGTTGTCAGTAGCCTTCTACCACCGATTAACCTGACAATGAAGAACAAGCGAGATATGAAGGTTGAGATCAAGGAGGGAATCCTCAAGGAGGGCCAGTTGGATAAGGACATCTTCTCCAAGGCGAGCAAGGGCATTGTCCATGTCACTTACAATGACTATGGCCCTGAACCCACTGTAAATATGCTCGATGCGTTCCAGAATACAATTGAGCAGTTTCTCATCTATGATGGTTTCAGTGTAGGCATCAGTGATTTGGTGGCGGATGAGTCAACCCGTGTTGAGATGAACAAGGTGATTCAGAAGCACAAGAAGACAATTGAGGAACTCCTGCTCCAGGTGCACCTCGACCTCTTTGATAATAACACGGGTAAGTCGAACCAGGATGAGTTTGAAGGCAAGGTCTTCAGCACTCTAAACAAGGCAACCACAGAGGCAGGTACTGTAGGCCAAAAGTCGCTCGCTGATGAAAATCGTCTGCTTGCCATGGTGAGGTGCGGCAGTAAGGGCAACGAGATTAACGTAGCCCAGATGATTGCGTGTGTGGGCCAACAGAATATTGATGGTAAGCGCATTCCCTACGGTTTCACGGACCGCACACTGCCTCACTACAAGAAGTACGATGACGGTGCTGAGGCACGTGGATTCATCGAGTCATCCTTTATCCGTGGACTCACTCCGCAGGAGTTCTTCTTCCACGCGATGTCAGGTCGTGAAGGTCTGATTGATACGGCCGTTAAGACAGCTGATACGGGCTACATCCAGCGTCAGCTTGTAAAGGCTATGGAGGACCTTGTAACGCAGAATGACGGAACGGTTCGTGATGCTAAGATGAATATCCTCCAGTTTCACTATGGTGAAGATGGAATTAATAGTACAAAGATTGAGAATCAGTCACTTGACTATAAGCTGAGTGCAGCTGATATTCGTACGCTCTATGGTCTAAAAGAAGTAGATCTATCAACAATTCTTACAGTACCTATGGAAGAAGGTACGGATGGACTACTTCAGGCTTTTGTGGAGGGTGAAGGTGCGGCCAAGCGCTATAAGGGCGGTATTCTCGGTGATCGAATTCTATTAACCGAAATTGTCTTCAAGAAGGGAGCATCCATTGCGCTCTTCTCACCTGTCAACCTAGAGCGCATGATTCTCAATGCTGAGAGTCAGGGTACTTTCAAGGGAAAGCAGACGGATCTCACACCCGTTCGCGTGCTCAAAGGTATTGAGAAGGTAATCGCGCGTACGCAACCCTATAATCAGATCTGGAAGGCACTGCTACGTTTCCATCTGGCCCCGCACAAGATGATTGTGGACCAGCGATTCCCCCAGGCCGTCTTTGATGCACTCTGCGAGCGCATTATCATGCGGAACTGGAAGAGCCAGGCCCAGCCTGGCGAGCAGGTCGGCATCATCGCAGCACAGAGTATTGGTGAGCCGTCTACTCAGATGACGCTAAACACCTTTCACTTGGCAGGTGTAGCCGCGAAGTCGAATGTAACTCGTGGTGTGCCCCGTCTGAAGGAATTGCTCAAGGTGACACAGAATCCGAAGGCGACATCTCTGACAATCTATCTGAAGCCTGAGTACCGCACCTCCAAGGAGCGCGCGCGTGAGGTTGCACAGGACCTGGAACTCACTCTTCTACGTGATATTGTGACCAAGACAGCCATCTATTATGATCCGAAGGATGATGCCACTGTAATTGAACAGGACAGAGACCTCATCAAGTTCTTCAAGGCGTTTGAACTTGAAGATGCAGTGGAGACAGAAGAGGGTAGTGAGGAAACGGGGAAGAGCAAGTGGATGCTGCGCCTCGAGTTTGACCGTGAGAAGATGTTCAACAAGAATATCTCCATGGATGACATTAACTTTGCTCTTGAGAAGCAGACACAGATGGCGACTATTAGCAAGATTTACAGTGACTATAATAGTCCTCGCCAGATTATGCGTATTCGTGTTGAAAAGAATGCGGACCTGGATGGATTTGCAGATGGTCTTGATGATCTAGCCACAATGAAGAAGTTGCAGAATAATCTTCTGAACAATATCATCATTCGTGGCGTCCCTGCAATCAAGGCAGTCACGTATCGCAAGATTAAGGACTTCAAGGAGCCTGATGGAGAGGAGTACAAGCCGATTGAGGAGTATGTACTCGACACTGATGGCTCGAACATCCTTGAGGTGATTATGCACCCTATGGTTGATGCGCACCGCGTCTATACCACCGATGTGTATGATGTGCTCAGCCTACTTGGCATTGAAGCTGCCCGCAGTATTCTACTCTCAGAAATTACGGGTCTATTCGAGGAGGTGGGTCTGAATTTCAGGCACCTTGGTCTTCTGTGTGATGTCATGACACGTGGCGGCCGTCTGATGTCAATTGACCGCTATGGCATCAATAAGAATGACATTGGTCCTCTGGCAAAGGCATCCTTTGAGGAGACGGAGAAGATTCTTCTCAAGGCTGCACTCTTTAGTGAAGTGGACCCTGTTACGGGTGTAAGTGCGAATATTATGACGGGTCAGCCGATTCGTGGTGGTACGGCTTTCTCCCAAATTATGCTCGATGAGTCGGCCCTGTTACGTGTACAGAAGGGCCTGCCGCAGAGCGTCGTAGAAAACGAGGAGGATGAGTTGACAGAGGACGAGATTAATGCGATGCTCCACAAGGGGGAGTCGAATGAACTCTGTAATGATACGGCCCTCCGCGCAAATATGATTGTACCAAATGTTGAACAGCGCGATGATGAGGAGGAACTTGATATGGTCCTCAACGTCTACTAGGCACCCAAAGCCCAAACAACAATTCTAGACTATGGAAGCGGGACCCCTTAGAGTGAGGCCGCCGTGGGAGTGTGTGAAGTGGATTACAGAATCCAAATCACACAGTCTTTTTGTATATAAGCCATCCTGGGCAGGATGGAAAGAAGAACCACACACAGAACTCAATGATCTCAAGAAACAGATTGATGTTCTTGAAGAGAATGGCACATGGGAATTTCGTAAGAAGCTTGCAAATCCATATGAACTTGTCTATACTCATGAAGATCGGAATATGCCAATTTGTCTTGCAAAGGCGAAGCCGTTGAGCCGCTCTTATTTTAAGATGATCGAAATTCTGAATTTAGTAGATTTTTTCAATCGGTTTGCCAAAGCTGGTCCGATTCGGTCTGCGCATGCATGTGAGGGGCCAGGTGGCTTTATTCAAGCACTTACAGAGCGCTGTCAGCATGAATATGTTACTCATGAATTTGCTCTTGCCATGTCACTTCGTCCCACAAATTCGCAAATTCCAGGATGGAAGCGCGCGATTCCCTTCTTAAAGAAGAACCCTCAAGTAAAGATTCTTTATGGTGCCGATGATACGGGTGATATTTATAATCTTGAAAATCAAGCATTTTTTACGCGAGCTGTAGGCGCAAAGAAAGTTCATCTCTTTACTGCAGATGGCGGATTTGATTTTAAGATGGACTATATGCGGCAGGAGCAAATCGCATTTCGTCTGATTGTGGCCTCATTTGCAACCGGTTTTCAACTGCTTGCAACTAAGGGTGTCATCGTCATAAAACTTTTTGATGTCTATTCTCTTGCTTCAATGGAACTCCTTTCGTTTGTTGGTTCTTTCTTCAAGGAATGGACTCTCTATAAACCGGCGATCAGCCGACCTTGTAATGCTGAGCGCTATTTTATCGGTATTGGATTTCGTGGCTATACAGAATCTGCACAAGCTTTTTTTGATGGATTACAACGTGATCTGGCGATAAAATCAGTTGCCACTTTAGAGAGTCTTCTTGATGAGCAAACGCCAAAATCCTTTGATCATATTCAGGTGTTTCAGAATGAAACAGAGACTCTACAGATAAATACAATTAAAAAAGCAATTTCATTAAATATGGATGACCGCCATGCTTATTGGCGAGATTCCTACTTGGCCTCTGAGGAATGGTGCAGACAGTTCAAGATTCGTTGGCGCGAAACTCTTCGAGTTATGACGAATCCGGTGTATTAGCAACGGGCTTTACAAAGGCATCAAAGACACGCTGACCAACAATGACCGAGGCCTCGTGCTGGTTCAGTTGTCCAGTGCCCATCCGATCTAACATCGCAAGCATAGTTGTTAAACTCTGCTTATGATATCCATTGGGCCGTATGACCATTTCATAGAGCTTCGGGTAATCGCGCTTGAACTCAGGTACGGCAGCCTCAATCTCGTCAATGCTCTTGCCATCCTTTTGAAGAGCTTCTACCTTACTAACCAAAAAACGGACATAGCGACCACGGTCGCGCGCAATATCGGCTGAAATCGGCGTAGCCGGTCCCTCGTCAGGAAACTGCGGAGGAGCCTGTCCCTGAGGCAAGATAAAAGGCTGGCCCACTTCTGGCAAAGGAGCACGAGGTGGCTGCGAAGGAGGTTGTGACATCTATCTGGAAGGATTCTCTTTTCTTAAGTAGAATGTCCGCAGTTGCTCCCGTTCAGCCTTCAACTGCACAGACCTCCAATGACCCGAACTCAATTGTAAACCTTCTAAAGAAGTCTGAACAACAGAGCAAACAGGCAAACTCGGATACGCAGTTTGATACAAAGAAAAATATCTACGAGGCCTTCTTAGATGCGGAGGATAAAACCACCTCGATTATCACGTCATTTCTTTTAGCAGCAGGTGTACTAATGCTGGTTGGTGCTCTTCTACCTAAGAAAAAGTAGATGTAGACTAGAATGGAGGAGAGAGTTCAGGACTTTCGTGATCAATTGGCGGAATGGCGCAGCCGTGTACTTTTTAAGAATCTTCCAAATGAAACACGTGAAGGGTCATTCCAAGAGGGACTCAAAAAGTCGCGTGAAGACTATTACCCGAACTTTATTGAGCGACTTGAAGAGCTAAAGACACAGACACCTTCAAATTCGGAGATCGATACAGTGTTCTCTGCCCTCGGTCCAGGCACTTCCTGGACTCTAAATATGCTTGATGATGTTCGCGGTATTCTTTATAGCGATCTCTTTGAATTTCCCTATACAATTAATACAGCACTCATTGAACAGTTTAAGAAAGAAAATATTAGCCCGCCATAATAGATATGCCCTCAGTAACCTATAAATCGGGCAAACCGTGTCCTTCTGGATTTCACAGAAGGGCTGGCTATACTCGCCGTACAGGTACGCATGTAAATTCTGGCTGCGTTCGTTCTACGACAACCTACAAGGAGTCCTCCAAACAGTTTAGAGGCCGTGTAGCAAAGAGCCAGAAGGCTTTCCGAAAGCGCCACCATCTCAGTGCACATCGTACAATCAAGTGTCCGCCTGGAATGATTCCTCGTGCCGACTACGAGCGTCACTACTCAACGGCTGTGCGAGAACAGGGCTATTTAGTAACTCGCAAGGGAAAGACAATCCGTATCTTTCCTAAAAAGACCAATTATACGCATGTAAAACAGAAGTGTATAAAGGATTTAGGACTCCCTGGATCTCCTGCGCCCGGCGAAAGATTCACCCCGTTGCGTGAAGGGGAGCTCAAGAAGCATGGATACGTGTATCGTGAAAAGGATTCCGTGCGCCGCGATGCCCTTAAGAAGGCTGTAAAGGAGTTTGGTCCTCTTGGTGTGTATCATAAACTCAATGCAGTTGCAAAACTCTCAAAGCGTACGGCACCTGATGCAAGTCGTGTATTTAAGCGTGATAGAGATTGGGTTCGAAAGACCTATTCTTCAAAGGGCGCAGAGGGTCACCTCTCGGCTATTTGAAGCCACCATTTGGTCTGAGACCAGAATAGGTGATGCTTCTGTTTCTCATTATTCTAAGCATCCTTTTTACAGGTTTTGTACTACTTCTTGGAAGCAGTAGCACAAAAGAAATTGCGGACAATTGGCCCAAATATCGCTGCGCACCCACTGTGATGCCCTTTGCCGGTTTCTACGGACATGACACGGCGGAGAATTTTCAGTTTTGTCTGAAGAATATTTTTCAAGGTCAGGCCGATTCTCTATTAGGGCCCTTTACAGGAATTCTTGGAACTTTTATTGGAACTCTGTCTACACTGATTCAGTCAGCGAACTCGATGCGTATGCAGATGGCGACTCTTGTAGGGGGTGTCACCAATATCACAAAAGACTTTCAGGACCGTATTACGCAGATCATGTTTCGTATTCAAATTACTACAACTCGAATGAAAATGCTCATGAGCCGTATGTTTGCAACTTTCTATTCAATTATCTACATGGGCATGTCAGGTATTACAGCAGTGACAAATTTCGGTGATACGTTTCTTTTCGGTTTCCTTGATACATTCTGTTTTCCGCCTGAAACACTTGTAGAAATTCAGGAATCTGAAATGGCTATACCCATTAGTCAAGTGAAAATTGGTGACCATTTGAAGACATCAGGTGCAGAAGTCACCTCTGTTCTTAAGTTCTATTCAGACGGTCAAGCCATGGTGCAATTTGCCGATGGGACTCAAGTGAGTACCAATCATTTTATGCTTCATAATGGAAAATTTATTAAGGCGGGTGAGCATCCTCTTGCTGTGCCGATTCAACCGTGGTCAGGTGGTCTTGAGAGACCCCTGATCTGTCTGAATACGGCCGACCACAAACTCTATGTAGGAAAGCATATCTTTCTTGACTACGACGAAACTGAGAAAGGGGATGTTGAGACAATGAGTGCCGTGGAAGCGCAACTAAATTGCAAAGACACCGAACACCTGATTGATACTCTCGAATATAGCCCATCCGTCTCAGAAGATTCTCGCCTTCGTCTCTCAGATAAGTCAACGTCTGCTGCAAGAGATATTAGACTCGGCACACAGCTCTCTACAGGAAAAGTGGTAGGAGTCATTAAGAAGCGTGTAACCCGAATCTGTATGCACGGCAATGAGTCAATACATGAAAGTACATTATGCTGGAACCAAGGCCGTTGGATACGCGCAGCGTATATCTATCCTGTACACACGGTGAACACAATTTTCTATGCATTTGTTGTTGCACCTACGGCCACTCTTGAACTTGAATCAGGTCTTATGATTCGTGATTATGTTGAAATCCTAAGTCCGGAAACGGAAGCGATTTACGCCGATAAAATAGCATCCACTTCCTAAACAGAGGGGTTAGGCTCCAATGGTGCCCATTATCTTTTTTGTACTCGTTTTCATATTACTTTTTATTCTTGGCCTACTGTTTGTCTCCGTGGATAGACAAGATGTTATGGCAAACTGGGATCAGAAACGCTGCGATCTACCTGTCATGATGGCCGCCAGTTTCTATCTTCCTCCAGGAGATACACGAACAGGCAGTGAATTTGCCACAGAGAACTTTGAATTCTGTGTGAATCAGATTGTTCGTGAAGTCTTTACTTTTGCCCTTGCCCCTTTTCTTACACTCTTTGGTGGACAAATGGATGCCGCAGAGGTTGTTCGTGAAATTCAAACAAGTCTCCGTGGAATGTTGGCAACCTTTCAAAAGAAATTCTCAAATCTGTTGGACGGAGTATTTCAGAGATTTATGAATGTCGGTTTTCAATTACGACAAATCTATGCACGCTTTCTTGCACTCATGCAAAAGGCCCATGCAATTGCACTTAGTGCAGTCTTTACAGGTATGTCAATGATTGTAGGCATCGACAATAGCATCCAGTTTGTAGAAAAAGTTGTACTAATCATCATGGGAGTTATTATAGGATTGATTATTCTTCTCTTTGCAGTGTTAATACCATTTATTCCGACAATTATTTTGCCTACAATTGCAATCCTTGCAGCTGCAGGAGGTGGTGCTGTTGGAGGCATGGCAGATGCCTTCTGTTTTGCAGCCGATACGATGGTCAAAAAACAAGATGACACAGCAGTGCGTATTGACTCACTTGTAGTAGGTGATTTTCTTGAAGATGGAAGTGAAGTGGAAGGTATTCTCTACTTTGATGGACACAATGTAGACCTCTATCAACTTGGAAAGGTAAAGGTCTCCGCAGATCATCTTGTCTATTATGAAGCACTTGCCAGTTGGATTTCTGTAGAAGATCATCCCAATGCTGTACGGATTTCACCTGAGCCACTGCTTATCTGTTTAAATACAAGTACGCGCATAATACCCATCGATGGATATCAATTCCGTGATTGGGAAGAGATTCCACCAAATCGCCCTGATCTTGATACGCAATGGAACCGAATAATTGCGGCGAAACTCGGCACAACTAATCAATATGATGCTCATGAGTGCCCTATTCTCGCACCCTACTGGTCGGTGAAACATAAGGAAAATGGGCTTATCTTTCTTTCCGATGTACGGCTGGGCGATGAAATAATGGCTGGCGACATCTATACACGTGTACTTGGAGTCTATTATGGTGAAGAAGAGGCGGCCTCTAAAACATTTTGGACTTCTGACTCTATTTGGTGGATGACTCGTGGTCGATGGGAACAGAAACTACCATCCACAAAGAAGACAGACAAGCGAGGCATCCACTTAATTACAGAGTCCGGCACATTGAATATATTTAATAGTGATTCAATGTTTGAAATTAGAGACTTTACTGAAATTGGGCATAAGAGACTTTCTGAAACCTATGACTGGATGAAAAAAAACATTGGATACTAGAAATGAACACGCGTCTATTAATCTGCGGCCTGGTGATCCTTCTGGTTGCAAATATCTTAATGCTTTTTGTCACCCCGTCGCAACTCTCGCCGAGCCGCGAGGGCTTTGCCAACTACTATCTCCAGAATGGTGCGGGCGCGGGTGCTGGAGGCGACTCCTACCAGCCGATCGGCGCCTTCGACAATGTTCGTCTCGATACGGGCAATTCAGTAAGCCAGTGGAAGTACAATACTCCGAATGAACCGATGATGGGCCCCGAGTTTAAGCCCGGCCCCGATTCCCTCTTCCTCTTCAAGAACAACCAGTGCAAGCCTGAGTGCTGCGGTGGTTCCTTCAGTTGCGACGGTGGATGCGTCTGCACGACACCTCAGCAGCGCGCACTGATTGCAGGACGTGGGGGTAATCGTACGGTGCCCACTGATATTTAATATATCATTCACAATTCATTACTGAGTTTATATCGTTAACCCATTTTTTGAAATCATCTAATGGTAAATCTTGTTTGATGTTATTGGCAGTCCAACAACACCAAACAACATTCGTTTTTGTATAGCCAAGAGAACTATCTCTTCTATCTAATGATAATCGCTCTTGACTATTAATATCAAATACCATTTTTCTACCTGAATAAGCACATATTCCGTTTTGTTTATTATATAAATCTACTAAGAATGAAATATCTATATCCATTTCCCTTTCTGATTGTTTAGTCCTTTGAGATATTCCTCTTAATATTTGTCCAATATTCCAGTCAAGTCCCTTATCTAAAACTCTTTTCTTGTAAACAATATCTTTTCTTTTGTTTTCACATTCTTTACATTCTGTAACCCACATTCTATAATCAGGATGACTTCTTGGGTTAAATAAATCTAATGATTTTTCTTTTTCACAAGTTCTACATATCATTTTATTATCTAAAGCAATTTGCTCCCATTCTCTTCTTTTTTCAAGACCTCTCTTAATATTATTATCTTTTAGTGCTTGAACACATGCTTCTGAAGGGTGAAAGTTTGGTTTTTTAATACCAGGATTTCCTTTTGGCATTTCTATTAATGAAGAGCAATTTTAACTGTTTGATTCAAATTTAAAAAACCCTGTAGCCGGGATTTTAATTTAGCGTATTGTGAATATCTAATATCCATTTTTTCATATCTTCTATGGATAAATTTTGTTTAATATTATTTGCTTGCCAGCAACACCAAGTTACATTTGTTTTAATATATCCAAGTGAACTATCTATTCTATCTAGTGAAAGTCTTTCTTGACTATTTATATTAAATACCATTTGTTTTCCAGAATATGGACAAATTCCTTTTTGATTATTAAATAATTCTATAAGGAATGGTATATCTAAGTCATATTCTCTATTATATTTTATTGAACGTTTTTTAATATCAATTAGTATTTTTTTAATATTATACTCAAGTCCATTATTTTCAGCCCTTTTATATACTTCATTATTTTTTCTAACTCTTTCACACTCTTTACATTCACCTGCCCACACATCATAATCTATTATCTTGCGTTTATCATTTATCTTAGAATATTGTAATAATTCCTTTTCACATTTGCATTCTCTACATATCATTTTATTAGTATTTTTAATAGTTTCCCATTTTATTGCTGTTTCTCTTTTTTGTTTTTCTAAAGAATCAACCAGAGCCTGTAAGGAGTTTTCAGATAGTTTTGTAAATGTATATTTTCTTTTGTGATGTTGTTCCTCCATAGTATCTATAAATAAATATTATATTTTAAATTTTTATCCCGGCTCTGAAAAATGGATTTGAACTTGCCTGGTAGAGAATGTCCACAGGAATCATTGGATGTGGAGCCGCAGGTAGTCTCTGTCTGCTCGAATTAGTTCGTAAAGGAAAGAACCCTGAATCCCTCATGGTGATTGACCCGTATTTTGATGGTGGTGACCTGGGTCGCCGCTGGGGGGCAGTTAAAAGTAACACAAAATGGAGACAAATTACTGAATGTATGAGCATATATACAAGCACTACACAACCAATTGCGGAACTAAGCAAAAAATATCAACCCGAGGATATTTGCGCACTTTCAGACCTCGCCTATCTTTTACAAGAATCAGTAAAGCCAATTCTTCAGGCTGCGGTAACTCATGTAACCACATGTCAAAAAATTCAGAAAAATGCTACAGGCTGGAGCCTTCATCTAGCAAACGGCTCAACTGAAGAGATTACAACTCTATTTTTATGCCAAGGCGCCATAGAAAAGTCTATCGATTTTGGAAAACCGATTATTCCGCTAGAGATTGCATTAGATTCATCTCGTCTTGCGCGCTATATACGCCCTGGGCAAATAATAAGTGTATTTGGCATTGCACATAGTGGCACCTTGATTATGAAAAACTTGACTGCACTTGGTGCCACTGTAAATGGATTTTATAATTCTGACAAACCCTTCTATTTTGCTCGCGAGGGCGCATATGAAGGGGTCAAAGAGGAGGCGGCGTCAATTGCGGATGATATCCTTTCCAAAAAACTACCAGTGAAACTCTATTCGAGTAATGATACAAAGAATCTTGTAAAAGTTCTGACAAAGACCGATTGGGTTGTTCTTTCAATCGGATTTACTGCGCGTTCCCTCTGTGTCATCGCGCTTGATGGAACGCAACTCAATGAGGTTGACTATTCTCCGACGACGGCACTCGTTGCTGGACAAGCAGATCTCTATGGATTTGGCATTTCGTATCCCGGTGTTTCTGAGATTGAGGGTAAAACCTATAAGGATGTGAGCATCCCTTCATTTGTTCAGCAGATTCAACGGTGCCTTGCTTTCTGAAATCTAATCGTTCTGCCTATCAGAGAAGATGTCCCAAAACACAGGCATTAAATCAATGAATAGCATTTTGCCGCTTGGAGTGACAAATTCTATAAATTCTATGGCTACGAATGTATCAAAGAATGCGAGCAAGATGATGGCAAATATGCCTGCTATGCCCAACATGCCTGCAATGCCCAACATGCCTACAGTATCCTCAATACCATGGCTTGGCCTCTTGAGTTTTGTAGTACTTGTCTCTGTAATTCTAATTTTGCTTTACTATTTTAACCAGCAGGTGAATGACGGAATGAATAAAATAAATGCGTCTATCCGTACTGCCTTTGGTATGCATACACAGCCGCCTCCTCCTGCTCCAATGACTGCGGTCACTGCACCTCCACCGGATATTGGAGCGAGTAATACCCCGCCGAACTCTGTTGTTGAGAAAATTCTGCCCCAAGGTGGGTCACAAGTTTTCAACGTAAGCAAGAACACATTTACCTATTATGATGCTGAGCCGCTCTGTAAGGCGCTCGGTGCGGAACTTGCCACATATGACCAGGTGAAGCAGTCATGGGAACAGGGTGCAGATTGGTGTAATTACGGTTGGGTAAAAGGACAGATGGCGGTCTACCCTACTCAGAAGGATACGTATGAGAAGTTACAGGCCGGTCCTGAGGACCAGCGCATGGCATGCGGAAATCCCGGATTAAATGGAGGATTCTTCGATAATCCTGAAATGAAGTTTGGTGTAAACTGCTATGGTGCAAAGCCTTCACAGAGTGCGCATGATGCGAATGCAGTCGCAAAGGGAACACCGCAGAGCCCTGATGCCCTGCAATTTGATAAGAAGGTGGCTCACTATAAGTCAGAGGCTGACAACATTGGTGTGATGCCGTTCAGCACAAATAAGTGGAGCAACTAAGCCGCTATGCTATTCCCAACGCCCCGCCTTCGTAGTCCCGCTACGACTCATTTGGTCGAGAACATATGGATCAATCTCCTTCTTTCTCTGAAAATTGTCCTCTTCTACTTCTGAATCATCACCCATTGAAGCTGCTCTTGAATTGGTGATGTTTACAAATGTCCACATAAATAACGGTAGTACTCCTCGAATCTTTGCAGAGAGAAGCGCATCGTCATAAAAATCACCCAGTGCCTCCCATCGTTCCCACTGCATATCCCACCATTCATCTCCAAGTAGATGTGAATACCATTCAAAGTCTTCATGGTGAGCCTCTTCATTTTCAGGAATCGTATATCCCTTCTTTTCGACAGTGTAAAATATGAGACGAAAGAAACTGTGTGTAAGTTCATTTTTATCAAGGCAGAATGAATATCCTACTTTTGTCATACTTGCTAGAATTGTTTCAATTAGCTTTCGTAGGAAAATGTGTCGTTTTATATGCCCTGTTCCATGATTTAGATAGACTTCTGAATTTAGCCACGCCGTGAACTTCTTCTGGAATTTAGACATTGATGACCATACTAGAGTGTATTGGAGGTCTATATTTAGGCTGTCTGCTTTTTAAGCTTCTTGCTCACGGTTGATCCACGCTCCGTCTTAAGAAACTTCATAATTTCCGCTGTTTCATCTGCTGCCTTCCGACCCGTTCGCTCATAATATTCATGTAACAGTTCCTCAATACGCGAATTTGTGAGAGGATTAGAGTGTTTCTCTTCAGCAACACTCAGTTTTCCACCGGCCACTTGAATAATCGCATTCTCCATTTTGTAGTCTTTGAGGGCATTCATAATCTTTACTTCAAACTCCTCTTTCACTTTCCGGGCATTTTGAATTTGACGATTTAAATTCACTGCCAAGTTGTCATAATGAACCCAGTTACGAACTAGGTCGCCAAATTGAGTCTTATCAAGCGCCATCTCCTACCATAGGAGCAAAGACATTTGGTAGGCTAGACGCATTTTTCATCTGTAGGACAACCGCTGCAAACGTACACATTGCCAAGATAAGTAGCAGTCCAAAAAGCACACATGTCAGTACAATATACGGAAATACTCTCTCCAGAATATGATTTAGTAGCGGATCCATGACATAATGATGTAGTTTCTTCAGACTCTCCTCCTTTTGAAGATACATAATGATTCGTTCAATCATTGGCTGTTTTTCGGCTGGCATCTATCTGTGGTTTCTTTGGATTCCATTTTTATCTACTTTCCGCAGAAATGAAGCTTTTACTGGAAGGGCCAGTTTTCTATTCAAAGGACTCCATGTATGTTGCGAATGTAAAGGAGAGTGACTTTACTATTGTCACAGACCCTGTAGATATTTCAAAAGCTGGGGCGCTACTCGCCCCTACAACGGAAAAGGTGGAGACGTTTCGTGATGTAGTTGTAAATACTCTACAGCCGCAGATTGTATCATGGTTTACAACGGCAATCTCCGTTGAGAAGTTACGAAAGAATCTGAAGTTTGAGTTTGCACAGTTTGACTATACACCCGAGTCGCGTTGGGTCGCTGTTCGCTGGGTGCCCAAACATTTTAAAATCCAAACAAAGGGATTTGTTCTGCTCTTTACTGTTCAGTCATTTGTTGAGAGTAATCCCCGGATACCGATTAGTTTTCTTGAATCGACGACTCCGAGGGCCACGACTCCTGAGGAGGCACCCCTAGTCCGAAATATTGTAATTCAGCCTGGCTCTTCTCAAGCAAACGACCTAATTGAATCTACGGATATACCTCTGTCCGAATCCCATGCATCGCTGGAGATTGAGATGGATGATAAACGGTCTACAGAACGCCAACGCTTGCGCCGTGCAAAGTTACGGTCTGCAATTGCCCGGCTAAAGGTGGAGGAGTTGAAGGAGCGCTATCTTCGTGAATATGGCGATGTAGAGGATGAGGACGAGGATTCCGATGACTCGGATCTGGAATCAGAATGAAGATAATTTTCCCGATTCTCCGAAAAATATAGGATTGTCCTATAACAGAATCAGAATGGCCACAGGTCTCAATACACGCACGGTTGTAACTTCTGCAATCTTAGTTGTTCTTGTTGTGGCTGGACTCTATATCCTTGACCCGACACTGGCGGGTCTCCTCGGTAGACGCGAGGGCTTTGAGGGCACGCTCAGCGTTGCCGCTAACTACCTGGAGGAGGCTGGACAGAATGATGTCCCTGGCCCCCAGCGCAAGAAGGCCACGACGGATGTTCCGACAAATGCCAGTGGTCCCTCTGATGCGGTTGCCAATGTGACACAGGGCTTTGCTGATCTGGGCACTGCTGAGGGCCCTGCGTCATTCGGCGATGCGTCAGCGCCTGCTGGCTGCTACCCGCGTGACCAGCTGACGCCGAGTGAGCTTCTCCCGAAGGACCCGAACTCTGTCTGGGCGCAGCAGAACCCGATGGGCACGGGCTCGCTCAAGGGCAAGAACTTCCTCAGTGCAGGTGCGCTCATCGGCATCAACACGGTCGGCCAGTCCCTCCGCAATGCCAACTACCAGCTCCGCAGCGAGCCCCCGAACCCGCAGGTTCCGGTCTCCGTTTTCTACCAGACGACGATTGACCCCGATGTGAACCGTCGCACGCTGGAGATCAACTGATGAGACATCAGTTATTCATGGCGAGTAAATGCGTAAATTATTTATAAATTCTCATTTGATTTTCTACAAAAAAATCACATGAGACTATAGAATGAACAATAACGGAAATAACAACGGAAATAATTTAAACTCATATAGTCAAACTCGCCTTGAATCTGCTTGCAGAGCAGTAAAAGAATCTAAAAATGCAAATGAACTTACACGAAATGGTGCACTGTCCGATTTGGAAGTAGAGAAGACATTAGCACGTAATGAAATTGCGCGCCTAGAGGAAGAAAAAGAGACTGCAAGTTTAAGTGATGAACAGCTTCTAGACCAAGGAATTCAAAAAATACAAGATGTCCTTGATGCGTGCGATGCCGCGGAAGGTGGCCGCCGTCGTCGCCGTCGCCATGCACGCAAGACGCACCGTCGCCGTCATGGCAAGCGTCACACCAACAAGAAGTCCCGTAAAAATCGGAAGCACTAGTAAGTGATATGTCCGACTCATCATGGCTCCAGAACATATCAAAAAATATGTTTAGTGCCCTGTCAAATATACAGACCAGTGCCTATCCAACGGTCTCTGTAAAAAGTTCGGTTGATGGAAACACCTACCAGGTCCGTGACATGCCTGATAAACAGGAGGCCGCCGATCTCCTAGCTCGTGTTCGCCAGCGCATGCAGAAGCTCTACAATTATCTGATTGCCACCTATCCTGAGAAACTCCAGGTCAAGCAACTCAGACAGAACTTCAGGCCTGACCCCTCGCGAATCAGCGAATCAACTCCGGATGCTGAGCATACCTCTTACAGCGTCAATAAAGGTGAATCCGTTCACCTCTGTCTCCGACAGCGCCAGGGCAATAATGAGTCCCTTGTCAAGGAGAATGTCATGACATTCGTTGCACTCCATGAAATGTCTCACATGATTACACCAACAGTTGGCCACGGCCCCGATTTCTGGAATAATTTCGGCTGGCTCCTCAAAATTGCTGAAGAGCAGGGAATCTATAAGTATGAAGACTTTGCTGCACACCCCGTCTCTTACTGTGGTGTAAAAATAACCGACTCCCCGAAATATGACTCTAAAAAAGACGCGTCGAGTTTTGTCATAGGGACAATATCCGAATAACAGATAGATGGAGGACAGTCAGAACTCTAATCAAGAGAGTATAGCCGGCTCTATTGCCGATGAAATAGACCTCTGGAAAACACTCTTTGAACCAGAGTTCTACACGAGTCTATCCGACCCCTTTGGTCCAATCACTCTAGAAATCCAGTATTTCACAGAGAGTCCTATTGAAACAGGTGAAGAGCCCACTGAGGTCATTGAAGTAGGGATTTTTCCTTTCTATACAATGAATGACATTAAAATGGCGATTTATAATCAGAAGAAAAACCAGGCTAAATTTGCCCCGCAGTTCCAGTTTCTTGCAGAATATACAGAAGAGACCGAAAAATACCAGGCACTCGATGCATATTACTTAGAGCCTGGTTCAAAAAAACCACTCTCCTTTGATGATCCCTTGTCTGCAGATAGAAATAAGGCCTTCGTCGACGATGGTGGAAATAAAAAGACACTGAATTTTGTCTCACGTAGCCGAACTCTCTATGAGGACACGTATCTCTACGCCAAAAAGGAGCCGATCCTTCGACTCTTTTTACTTTCTGAGATTGTTGCGGCAAGAGAGACCTTTGGTAATGAGGCGCGCTATCTTGGATATATCAAACCGTATTTTAACTCAGATTATATTTCCAATACCATGAAGGGTGACACAGTTCCTGCAGATCAAGCCGTTGAGCTCAAACGCAGTCGCGATTATTTCTCAGCCCGCGAACTTCTCTTAAAGAAAACAATTGAACCGAGCGTAGCCAAATTTACAGGCGATGTAAATCTGCGAATTGAAGGAATTAAGTCACTACGTCTTGTATGGCTCCATAGAACTGATGGTAAAACAGTCGACACACTCTTCTATGAGCAATCTGTTGACCAGGTTCGCCCCTTCCTCCGCTTACTTCCTAAGGACTCGACACCTGTCACAAAACTCCATGTGGTAAAGGGGCCTGTACCTGCGCCTGATATTGCCGATCCTTGTCTTATTCTTCAGTGGGCGCGTGAAAAGAATCCCGCGCCCAAAAATGATTTTCTCTTTGGAAAGATTGACATCGGCGACGAGTACGCTACTCTACAAGTGCTTGATGATGGTACGGCTGCAGTCGTTGTTCAACCTCGTAAAGGACAGCGTCAATTTGAAGCGGAAAGTGCCGAACTTTTCAGACAGCGTATTCAACAGGGAATCAGTGGCTTTCCGTTTGCAACCGATGACCCGCAACTAAATGAAATGTCATTCCAGGCGAGTATCACAATCAAAGGAGATAAAATCGAGCGCCGTGAAATGTCTAAACGTCTCGAAGCCTTCGGTAGTTTCTTCCAGGAGATTCCACCGCCACCAAACTCACCATCACTCATGTCACTTCGCTACAAGGCAATCAGTAATTTCTATGCACAGGACCGTGTTCAACTCTTTCTATCACAACTTGTTGCAACAAAAATAGCTCCTGAGGCAATTATCACAAAAACTGCAGAGGCCTTTGAAATTACACTGAAACAAGCACAAATGGAATACCAAGAATTTGTTACACGCGCAGAAGAGATTATACCTGTAGTGCCTAAGTACAGTGTATTCCGACTCAAATACAACCCTGGAATTGACATTAATATAACTGCTCATCATCCGACCTACACATTTCAGATTGAACGCGTGGATTCCATCACAAACCTACAGAGAGTTCTGACACTTTTATCTGTTATGATGACATACCCTATTAAGAAGCCTGCACCAGCTGCCGCAATTGCCACTCTTGCTAAGGCGGTTGCATTTGAAGAGGCAGGTCAGGAAGCTCCCAAGGTTGCACCTGCAGCAGTTGATGAATCCAAGTCAAAACTCTCCATCGCAAACTACTTTATCAAACGTCTTCAACAGGCTGACCCAACACTCTTTGGATTTGGAGAGGGTCAGACAACTCAAAATGGATATGGACAGATGTGTCAATTTGCGCAGATGAGACAACCTGCTGTGCTTGGTGAGAAACAATACCAGCGTATGCTTGAACTCTATGGAGAAAACATCCGAAATAATGAAGTCGAATTTGTCGAAGTCTCGTACAAAAATCCAGTCCCTTCAGGAGACTCTAAACTTGCAGATACTTACGCAAAGGAGAAGGAGATTGATGATAATACATTTTCCGTACTCAAGTACGGGACAACTCTAAAAGACCAGCGATACTATATCTGCTCTGAGTATTTCTGTATCGAGGATGAAATACCTCTAAGGCCGAGTGAATTTGAAGAAGAAGGCACCTTTCGTCCTGAAGCCGATGAGGAATTTCAGGGCAAGCCAAAACTTGCAAATCACTGTCCTTTTTGTAACGGTCGTTTAATTGATACAAAGAAGAAGAAGGATCCAGGCGCAACAGTCTACAAGCGCGAAAAGATGAAATACGTTGGATTTATGAATAAAGATGCTCATCCTGCGCACTGGGGTCTACCATGCTGCTTTACAAAGCGAAAGTTCACATCGAAGGGCAAATTCATTGAATTCTTTAAGAAGCAGCGTGAAGAAGAGAAGAAATCTGGGCCTGTTGCTCCAGAAACGGAAGCCACTGAAGAGACTACTGAGGCACCACAAGAAGAGGAGGATGCCTACGACGAGGATGCTGATATTGAAGGAATCAACTACGAAGATGTTCTAAATCGTACGCATGAACGCACAGTAGTTAAGGATACGAAGTTTCCACTAGAACTGAAAGGCGGTGAGCCGCAACTTGGCCTTATTCCGAATGTTCTTGATGCATATTTTCATCAGAATCCTGAAGAACTTGTTACAAAAGGCATGACCATGAGAATGAAACCAATCTCAGAAGGATTCTTCCGTATTGCGGCTGATAATCGTCTCTCTCGTCGTCCTGAATCCTTTTTTGCTGCGATTGCGCCCTTTTTCAAGAAGAATTCAGCAACGGATGTACGCCTTCGTCTACGCGAACTTTTTGGTGGTGCTGCAGGTGTGAAACTCTTCACCTCGATTAACTTTGGAAATCTTATGCTCGAGTTCTATACGCCAACTCTATCCAATGAACAATACACAGCAGCCGAACTCACACGTTTTGCGGTAAAAAACTTAAATCCAAAGCGTTCGCAGCAGTATCCCTATATAGCACGCATTAAGAAGTCATACGATAATTTCATGAATTTCTTGAATAATCCTAAGAAACTAAAAGAATACCGCCAGTTTGCGCATCTCTTAGCGCAGCCGAATATTTTCATGCCTGCTCTTATTACTAAACAGGGAGTAAAGATAGATAGACCTGGTATTCTTTTTGTAGTGATTGAAATGACAGATGAGACAAATTACACGATTCGTTGCCCTCCGTTTGGAGTGACTGAAACAATGGAGTCGTGTGATATTGGATTCTTAATTCACCGAGAGGAGATTTGGGAACCCCTCTTCTTCTTGAAGAATTCAGTCGATTCACGAGGATTTGCTAGACATATTCATACCATGCGTGTAAAGAGCGATAATACACAGTCTCCTCAACTACCTGTAGCTGTGTTGGATGCCATCCAAACATTTCGCACAAAGTGTGCAAATGAGGCGCCAACGGTCTATACTGGAATTCAGCAATTAGCACAGCCTGAAAATAGACTTCCTACACTGACCGCACTCATTGGAATACTGAGTGAGATAGGAACCTTTGTAGGTGTTATTCGTGATGTCTATAATCACGTTGTTGCAGTCACATTTAAAATCGACGAGGACAATGAAATTGCATTTCCTGTAATTGATGATGGATTCATGCAGAGTCAAAATAGTCTTGTAATTTACTTTGGATGGGAGGGATTCACAGCGGCACCTGTTGAAGTTGCGTGGTCCTTTTATGAAGAAAACGAGGCAAACTTTGCGGAATATCCTGGATATAAGCCTCAGAGAATTATTCGTCTTCCATATGGAAAAACAAAAGCCATTAAAGCCATTCAGTTTGAAAACGGTATTTTTGTTCCTGTTTCTGATGCCAATGTAGGTGAGGATGAGATCCCAGGAAAAATCGAAGATCTTACAGACATTGAATTTGAGTGGACCATTAATGAGAAAATAGGACGGCCAACCGAATCTGCAAGCGACAAGAAGACAGGTGATAAGAAAACGGTTTCTATTACAAAGGAGATTGAAACGGAGAATGATGTCGAAGAGATTTTTCAGCATTTCCGTCTCTCAGTCAGCAATTGGCTCTTATCCAAAGAGGGCACTCCTTGGAAAAATAAAATTCAGGAGATTATTATGCCGGCTTCACAGACACTTGGATACACTCTCTCAGTGGGCAGGAAACGCGAACTTCTACAAATGCTACTAGCTGAGCGGATGAAACGGTTCATTGATACGGACCACGAGCCAGAAAGTAAGGTCCCCTCTGTAGTTCGTGTCGACTGTAGAAAATTGACACAGGGCGACTGCACAGCCTCCAATCGGTGCGTGTGGCGACCGGATGAAAAACGATGTCTGCTTCATGTGAAGGCGCTTCCTGATGTGGATAAGACAGATATGAGCAGAGTCTTCTTACTGCGACTTATTGAGGAGCTTATACGATTTCCTCGTCGCCGTGCGCAGATTCTACAGGAGCGGAATCGTCGTATTGGAACACTCTCCAAACTCAGTGGAGCTGTGCGGATGATTGACCAATATATTGTACCTGAAGATACATCTGAGTGGGCTGAGTTAATGAATATGGATTGTAAGAAGAGGACGCCTGAAATTCCTCATTTCTTTGAGGAGTTCTCAAGGGAAGAGGGGGCGAAACCTCTGGCAAAAGTAGATACTCCTCTGGAGGCCAGCAGCCTACCTGACTTTGTACTCAATCTTCTAGAAGGGGATGATGCAACCTATGAACTTGTTCCCTTTGAGACAGAGCGAAAGGGAGACCAGAGTCGCTACGATGTACTTGAATATGGACTTACAGTGGACCCGAAAAAGGAGCCGCCGTTTGTAGATGAAGAGATTGTGGAGGATATGATTACCATGTTCGAAAAACCCGAAACTGGATTTGCGATATTTAATGATGGTGATGAGACACCTCGAGGATTATCGGGTGCAGGTGAGTATGCATATATCGTATTTTATATCGATGGTGCATATTCGTTCCTAGTAAAGAAGGGTGAGCCCATTTCACCTATCGCAATTCAAACACTTCCAGAAACACTGCAAGAAGCAATTATTGTGCTTTAATCCATCTGACAATCGGGCATCGGTAGAAGAATTGTCTGCTTTCCACCTGCCTTTACAGCACGTGTACGACATTCAAGCATATCGAGCACCTCCTTCTCCAGACGATTCAAGCGAATGCGACGATAATTTGGATTGTTCGGATGCAAAATCACTAAATACAAATCACCGACTTCAAGACCATAGAGAGTCTCAAGAAACCAGCGATATGTATTTAATTGAAGAGTATAATGCCAGTAATTGCAATTTGGCAGATGCTCAAGTGGTGGATAGCCGTGCTCGAAGTCATTTATAGATTTGATTTCCTTTGAGCGCTTCCAGTCATAAATCACAATCTTTCCATCGGAGCGACGACGAAATACGCCGTCAATACTGCCGCAGAGAAGATGCGCTGCCGACCAGACTTCCCATTCCATACGAAAGGGCTCCAGGTCATGGCCATGGACCGACCAGAAATTCATAAAATACTGCCACTCGGGCGTCTCTTTTACAGCCGGATCAATTCGATCCAGGGCGCCATTGAGAAATTGTTCAATGGCCAAATGCATCGCTGTTCCGAGGCCACTCGCTTCTTTTCCGGAATCGGACCAGCCCTTTTCAATCTCCTCTGCCGTTTTTCCAAAATATTTCGACTGTGGCCACTTCGGTGAACGCATCATTTTGGAAATGGTCGCCTTCGCATCAAAATGGGGGAAAAAATTGTGGAGGAATCCGGTACAGGAGATGACATTTGTAGAGCTTCCGTCAATGTAATAGGTGTGTGTGGGCTCAAAAAAACGGATATGATCGTCACGAGGATGTTTATTCTTCGTGGCGAGCACTTGCCAGTCTTCAGGCATTCTTCTTATAGTATCTAAGAGGTCAATCTTTAGGACAGGTCAACAATGAATGCAGGAATCTTAGTTTTTCCCGCTAAATGGGTTGCTACTAGGCGATGCGCGCCATCTAGAAGAGTAAGTATATCTCCCTGTTTCGCAACCCAAATAGGCGATGTGTGACCGTATTCTCGTATCTGTTTTTTATGATAATTTACCGACTTCATATTATTTTCGCCTCGCGGCTTATTTGGATAGGGCGTAGTTGAAAGCCGGTCAGGATTAAAATTCTGCAAGTGTTTCCACAAAGAGTTATCAAGAACTGTAAACTGACTATTAAAAATATGTGCCCGACTCGCAGATTCTTCGGAGCGAAAAATGCCAATCCTTACAGAAGTCACTACTGAATCTTTTAAGGTGTTCATATACTCCATTCTACTTAGACCGTATAGTCTACAAGTTCCATAAGCGCCTTACCAAGTTTATTCTCACCTACAATCTTACGCTCCTTGTATTCACCATTGAAATCCGGCTCCACTGCGCCCGTTGAAAGGAGATACTTGCGCTCTCCCTTGGCCGCATCCAGAATTGCTTGGAAGTCCTTATCTTTCTCCAAACGGATTCCAAGGGCATACTTCAGAAGTCGCATCTTTTCATCCTTCCAGAAGAGTCCTGAATCTGCCTTCTCCTTGAATATAGTCTTCTTATCTCCTACAAGATTCTTCTTAACAAGCGCTAATTGTGCTGTCAGCAAATCATAATACTTCTTTGCTTTTGCTTGCGCTGCAACCTTGAGTTGCGCCACCGATGTTCCGTAGAAGCCGGTAATCTGGAAGAGTGCAGCCTTCTCGGGTTGATTCGAGAATAGCTTGTATTTCATACCCGCAAGGAAGTGTTCAATCGTGGGATAGATCGTTTTTGTATCGTCTTCATCGGGAATATTTACAGGGATCATGAGTGAGAGCCACTTACGCGCATCATCGCGTGCTAGGCCAAGTATCTTCTGCGCCGGCGCCTCAATGGAGAATTGGATGAGCTGACCAGGTGCATAGGTGGCCTGCGGTTCAACTGGCTTTACAGACTTGACAAAGTCCTCTGCATCCTCGGCCTCGCCTTCGGCCTCAAGGTCCTCTGCTACTGACTCTCCAGGGCGCGGTGCACTCCCCTGTTTGAGGAGAACAGGCGCAGCTGGCGCTTGTACCTTTGGCGCCTCTGGAGCCACCACCTTTCCATCCGTCACACGCTTGAAGATGAACCAACGATTCATGAAACTGAATTGCTGAATGGCAGGAAACTTCTCCAAACCGTACTTGCGGTCCTTTGTCATTTCATAACTCGCCGAGAAGAGATTGGTTGAAAACTTCAGACCAAGCTCATTCACGGGGTCCTTTACAAGCTCACAACCAATTGTATCCATCTTCGCCACGAGAAGCTCCCACGGCATCAGAAACTCCTGGTGAGGAAGTCCAATGGAAGCAAACTCCACTGTGATCGCCTTTCCAAAGCCATCATCCGTTGTAGGAAGTTCCGTATCTTCATAGTCCTTGCGGATCGTCCAGATTTTCTCCTCGCCCTGCTTTCCAACATGCGAATCACCCGTCTTCACCTCGCGTAGAAGGTCAAAGACAGATCCGCCATCAAAGCAGCATCCTACGAAATAGCCACCGACCTTCAAGCAATCGGCTACATTTCGCAGGAAGCCATCAAAGGTTGTCTTATCTTTGAAGAAGTAGTGTAGCGCAAACATACAGGAGATGACATCCGCCTTGTTCTGTAGAATACCCGTTAGTTCATCAATATACGGGGCAACGCCACCACCTGTATTCTGACCAAAGAGAGTGCGCAACATTTTCTTCTCCTCCTCCGTGCGACCCGCCTCCCCCGTAACAATTGGTGTTGTTACATCGCCTGCTACGAAAACAATATCAGGAACATTTGCCTTACCGAGTTTAAGAATATCCTTCAGCATACGATTATAGGCGCCATTATTTTTATCCAGAATATCAATCATTGCATAGTCAATACCAAGCACAAAGCGCGGCATGAGCTTCTCCCACTTGTGAAGATCGCCACCCTTTCCGCACGCCATGTCAATCAGAATCTTCTTTTTCTTCTCTCCACCGAGCACAGACTTCAGAAGAACCTGATACTTAATCCAGTCATTATGAAAATCACGCATGGGACGCATGTAGGTTTCACTTAACGCAGTAATCTTCCGCTGACCAGAATACACCATCTTGCGCGGAATATTCTGACGCGCCTTCACAAGTGCTTCAATCTCCGCCTCCTCAGGCACTTCCGTGCCTTTGCGAATCATGGACGGAGTAATCGGCTCATAGATACTGTTCCAGGTCTCATTGGCAACAAACTCCGCATTCATGGTTCCCTTGACCGCATTACCAATGCCTCCAGCGGCCTTGCGGAACTTCTCTGTCTTATCGTGACGGACACGCATAGGAATCCAGCGCCATCCAGGCTCATTACTCGGCTCATAGCGCATCTCTACAATGCTTCCGTCCTGAATGATTTCACCAAGTTCACTTGTCACATAGTCCATATTCTGAAGTTCATCGACCTCGCGCTCGCGATATGACGTTGATGCAAGTGTATCAATGTAATTCATAGGTGAGAACTCGACTGCGCGATATCCACCCCGCTTACCCTTCTCCTTTGTCCATCGTTTGGCCAGGACAGCCTTACGAGGGTCATTCATAATCTCATCCTCGCGGCTAGATACATAGAGGACAAGGCGTTTATATCCATGTAGTGGCTCGAGATCTGTGGTGGGATTCTTTCCATAGTGAACCTTATCCTCCTTGAACTCCTTTTCAATCATCACAAGGAAATCAATTGTATTCTCATCGGCTGGCTTCCACTTGAGTTGTTCCATGAAGGCTGAGTTCGGCTTAGCAGGAAGAGGCAGTGCATTTGGAGTGAAGATGAGCCCGTCTGTATGGTAGACTCGTCCCTCATTGTGGGGAAATGCTTCATCATTAATCACTTTGAAGATCGAGAGCTCATCCTCCTTGGAACCAAAGAAGAACTTCTTTGCACTCACATCAAGTAGAAGATTCCGCTTGTTCTCATATCCTTTAATAGTTATCTCTGGCGTGTCCCATGATGCCATGAATTTAGCTAGAGCCGCATGGCGAGTTCCCTCTTCGGCCCTCCCTTCCTTGGGTTTCTCATAGAAGGGAAGATTCCAGACCTTGTTTTTGTTCAGGTAGTATACATCAAAGAATAGGAGTAGATTAGCCGATCGCCCAGGCTTGTGCTGAATAACACCGTCTTCCGTGACTACCTCCTCGCCTTTTCTCCGTGTCACCCATTCTCCATCAAGAAGAGAGTTTGCACATGCTATTTTTCTGAGACCAGTTGCATAGACATTAAGCGCCATGTCTATCATGTAGAGATCACCTTCAGCATTAACGAAGGCGTGTACACGAAGGCCATCCGCTTTATCAGTCACATTATAGCCATCGCGAATATTCGGCTGTCCTTCAGTGCGCTCGGCACGCATATGCTCTAGAAGAAGGGTGCGCGGTTTGACACCACGAAATTCAGGCGTAGCCGTGGGTAGTTCAGCACGCTTGAGGTATTCAGAAATGACCGAGCGCTTCGTTGACCTCTGAATGAGAATGGAGTTCTGCTGAATACCACGAAGTACTTCGCCTATCCCAACAATGAGCCGGTTTAGATAAACACCCATTGTCTCCTTATCACGCTGTTCTCTTGAATTTGATGCATCAATCTTCTCCTTTTCACTGCCTGTCAGATCTTCGCGCAACAGCTCTACTTCAATTTCATAAGTGGGCGCATTCCGTGCAAACTTCTCTTCATTAAAAGTCTTTACCCAATTGTATCCGTTGCGACTTGAGCTTGTAGAGCGCACCATCGAAAGATCGAACTGGACACCACCCTTTTTAAAGCTCCAGCGCTTTATTAACCGATAAGCCTTATTAAGATTTGTCCAGCCCTCAAAGGCCTTCTCCACATCCTGGTGCTTTTTCTCCTCGTCACTATTTCCACGGTCATGCTCCTCACGTGTCTTAATACGAATACCGTATTCATTTATATCAATTGTATCACGAAACTTATCTTCAGGACCGCGCTTTTCAATCTTCTTCTTTACAATTGCAAGCCATCCTTTGTTATCCAACTTATTGTCATTGCAGTATTCCTGAATATCCTCGAAGGAGTTCATAGTAAAACGAAGACCTGATTCACAGAGAATGTTGAGTTTCTCGTCACTATTTGGATTTACTTCTTCGAACCCCCGTTCCTTCAGACGACGGATGATTTTGAGAAATGAGTCTGCATCCATACCGCCCTCCTTGTTGAATGTCACTTCAAGTTCATGAGTGCGATTGGACATCCATTTTTCAAGCATATCCTTTATTTCATCGACTTGGCTCTTGCTCAAGTCCATCTGAATCCTACTGCTTGTACTGAACTTCTACACAGTTCAAACTTTAACCTCGTCTCCAGTACGGCCATTCAGATGCCGAATTGCCTGTACACGGCCAAGTGCACGTGCATAGTCATCCTTCAGGATTTTTCCTGACTCACTACGGGTTGTAGGGAGTCCCCCATCAAGCGCCTTCCACTGTTGCTTCATAACTTCCAAAGTGCCTTCAGCTACAGGATACTCACACTGCCACTTTGCATCCTCACGATCACTCATCCACTTGCCGAGTCCGGCCAAGCTTAGTCCTCGTTCACCCGCAGAACGATAGCGCTCACGGGTCCAGAGAATTGGCTTCTCAGCTGTCCAGAGTCGGAGGTCCTTTGGAACAAAGGTCACCTTCTTTTCATTTTCATGGATGCGAACCCACTGGACTTCGCACAGTGCACTGACGGACTCTTCAAGGAGTTCAAAGTTCTCTTCAGAAGCGTTTTCAACATTTGTACCGAGGGCATCACAGACCTTGGCCTTTGTACCACGGCGACACCCCTCACCTGTTTGGGCTCGCTCCTGAAGGCGAACAATATGGTCGCTGAGAATCTTCTTACGAAGCACTTCACTTCCTGCCCGATATTCAGGGTCTGTTGACCAGAGCCAAAGGGAAACCGGACCCGGAGGATTCAAGCGTGCCCACTGAATACCGTATTCACTTAGGGTTGTTTCATCCACAGGCATGGAGATCTGTTCTCCAGGCATTAAGATGAGTTCGGGAACCTTTGACTTATTTGGATTCTGTTCGATACTGGAAAGTAGTGATTCCATCCTTACTTTCAAGTATTTGCTTTGTAAGTTTAGACCCTTACACTTCCTGTCGTAGAGTCTCCATCTCCTTATCGCGCTGTTCGAAGTTTACACGATTCTGCTGGCAAAACTGAAGAAACTTCTCAATCTCTGCAACGATGGGTGGAGAGAGTTTGCCTACGTCGAAAAAAATACCATTCGTATTCTCAGTGCATTCCACTTCATTCCGCTTAAGGATACGGAAGAGTTCCTCCTGCTCAGACTTAATCAGAATCTTAATGGCCTCCCAGAGCTTGCGGCGCCGGTCATATTCATCCTGGGAAAGACTCGCCACTTTTGATTCAGGAGCTTCTGTATTTACGGAACTACTCATCTATTAATTGCCTTCGTCCTCTTCCTCTTCTTCTTCCGCAGCCTGATCTTCACCATCTTCCTCCTCTTCCTCAGCAGTCGCAATTGCAGCCGCTTCAGCCTCCGCTGCATCTTCAGTCTCCACCACCTCCGTAAAGTCATCGTCCACGGGCTCCTTAGCCTCTTCAGTGCCAGTCTTCACCTTTCCCTTAAAGATGCCAACTGACAAGATAGAAGTATCATTGACCTGATAGCGCGACTTCTTAATTTCAACACGGACCGTATCTCCAACTTTCACCAGATCATTGAATTCCACTTCGCCAATGTGAAGATCGCGAGGAATCATTACCCGAATTGCGCCTTGATAATCAATATACATGCCCATACGATTCTGGCGGATGACCTTGCCTTCGATTTCAATTCCATCAGGAGGCTGAAGAACCTTTGCAGATGCTTCGGCATAGAAGAGAACATCTCCCGTGTAGCGACCTTTCTCAACCATACCCATGCTACGAGAAATCATATCGACTGAATTTGGTAGAACATAGCCATTTCGTGAGCAGCGGCCCTCATACTGCTCCTTAATCTTCTTTTTAAGGAGTGCATCTAGGTCAACAATATCTTTACCCATATCCTTTGCAGTAAGAGTGACTTTTGTCTCAAACTGTATATCAAGTTCCATAGTACCTTCCCTAGTAAATGAAAGTATTAATCAATTTTAGACCTCCCCTACTTTTTTGCTTTTTGACTTTCTCTTCTTCTCTTCGAGTTTCACATGACCACCCTTATACGATTCAATGCTGCGATAGAAGAAACGTTTTTTCGCCTGCTTCTTGTCCATCATACGGAGTGACAACTCAAGTAAAAAGCAGCCACTGAAGGCTCCACGAATCGGTTTGATACTGTCCTCGTCGAGTCCAAGGTCAATACCGTCTGGAAGTTTTTCTACTACAGTTGCGAGTGTAGTAAGAAGAGGGTCTCGCTTACTACGATTTGAACTCAGTGAGCACTCACTACCTACAGGCATCGTTGCACCAGGTGCAACAGCACGTGCCGTTTTAAAGCAGATATGACTCGATTCATTGGGAACAAGAAATCCATAAAATAGATATTCGAGATCTTTTGAATAGGCTGTTGTATTAAAATTAATTGCAACAGTTGAATCGCCTTCAGTTAATCTTTCAATTGTTTCTGGATTACACTCACCTGTTTCACACCGATATTTCATCTCACCGCTGTGAAGATCCACAAATCTGAAGAGCCAGCGCTCATCTTTTTCAATGTACTGGTCTCGAAAAAGATGTCTATGGGTTTCAAAGTCTTCTGTACCCATCCAAGAAGTAACTAATTTAAATTGTTCTGCACTTGTGAGAAATTCATCCCACATGGCCTCTTTTACGGCGCGCAGTAAAAGCGGTTTCCAAGTCTCATCATCCTTTACTTTTTCATATAAATATCCCACCATACCGAGTTTCTCTTTTATAATCTTCATAAGTGTTTCATCTCCTTTATAGATTTCTTTGAAGACTGTTAGAATAAATCTAGGCGGAATATATTTACCCTTTTCAATCTCAAAAACTAATTTCTTATCACCACCTTCCATATTTTCAATCCACTGCTCCACTGCATCCCAGAGAAGAGAAGTCTCTTCTTCATCTTCTTTGGCTTCTGATAATGCCACGGCCGCAGCTGGTTCATCAATTACAGTTGCATAGGAATCACGTTTTGGCGGAAAGGGCGCGACACGTAGTGCAAGCGGAATAATTTCGTCGTGAAGTTGGTCAGGTTGAAAGAGAAAGTATCCATTTTTATAGATAATATGCCCCTGTTTTCCAAAAAGTTCCAAGTGTAATGATTTATTTCGTATAATATTATGAATCATCATTGAAATTGCCTTTTGGGGAACATGATCCACTAAAAGTGCCTCCTCAAGTCCTTCAATGGAAATAAATGCCTGTTGATGACCATCTCCTGTTTTAAACAGACTCTTCATCTTCTGAATGAGTTGATGCTCACGCCATTTTGCAGAGTATTCTGTGTATGTTTTATCGGGATGCTCACGCCATTTTGCAGAGTATTCTGTGTATGTTTTATCACTTAATGTATCCACATCGACTGCAACTGAGGGTTTACATTGAAAACTCTCACAGCGCTCCATCCAATCGCAGAGCGCACTAAACGGTGTATCATTTCGTAGAGGGATCTCCACTTTAGTACCATCACTTCGAACAACTGTGCGTGTTGACCGTCGATTTCCTTGGCTATCGACCATGGGTACAGCGGCAAGTTTTGTAATACTAATGGCTTCACGATTCAGATTACAATCGATGCCATATTCCTTAAGAACACGAGATACACGACCCACCTGAATCGCCTTTTGAACGGCCGTTCGGTATGTGTAGAGGTCAACTGTTTCACGGTCAGCCGCCTCTCCACTAAACGCATTTGCTAGTAGATAGACAGTACAATTCCTCTCCTCTTCAGGAAGAAGTGCATGACTACATGTACGAATACCACGACCCACTACCTGCTCAGTTTTATTTAAGTGAAACCAACTATCGAAAATATAAATCTCGCGGATAAATTTCAGGTCAATGCCCTCCCCTGCTACTTGCGAACCAATGACAATTTTAATTTTACTTCCGTCTTTATTTTCAGGCCGTCTCTGCGCCTGAATTGAAGTCTCATTATTTGGAGAGAGTTCAGCAACACCTGTTAAAAGTACATATTTTGCAGGCACGAAAGGATGTCCAGTATGCCCTTTTTCTCGCCCAGGGCACATGGCGCACTGCCGACCGAGTCCACCTAGAGATCCACCCTTAAGAAGTCCACGACCAGGCTCAGCGCCATAAAGCGTATATCCATTTGCCTCGAGCGCAAGTGCAATACTCAAAGCACCTACAGGTACAAATCGACTGTAGATGAATGAGCAGCCCTTTGAGTGTCTCACTTGTTGTAGAAAGAACTTTGTCTTGGGACTGAATTCACCCATTCTCTCTTCAAGTAACCAGTTTTTATCATCAATCTGATTTTCATACTGGACAGTTGGTGTACGAATTGTGCCGTCCTTCGCTCGGCTACGACCAGGTGCTTTCTGCGGTTCTCCACTTTTATCGAACGTTAGGTCAAATCCACCTTTTTCAATTCGCTCAGCAAGTACTGTTTCATCATAGAGTTTTGGATAGATAAAATTGCCCGCCTGAATCAGTTTATTCTGAGTTGCAATACCGAGGTCTTTGCCGAGTTTCTCTGTAAGCTCCAAGTAATCTTCTGCGGTAGAGCCTTCAAATTCACAGGGTATAATCGGTAGACTATTCTTTGCAAACTCTTCAATAATATCAGGGCCTTCTGTATCACGTCCTTCACGGTCCCTTGCTACATAATACTCTCCATTAGGACCATAGACAGGCCACCCTTCAAGGCTAGGTAAGACTCCACCTTTACGAGCTACAGGCATAAGGCGCGTAGGAAAACTTAGAGGATTTTCACCTCGCATGAAGCTCACGTAACGCTGGGCAACTTTGCCGAGTTTTGCTGCACCTGGGGCCGTTAAAATGCCAGATCCTTTATCAAAAATCTCTTCAGTAAGATGATCCGTCAACGGAACCTTGTCATTAATTAATAAGAGATTTAGAAGGGAAATAATCTCCTTATGATTATTGAACATAGGAGTACCTGTTAGAAGCACCAGAACAAGTCCATCCGCAACATTAAGTACACGCTTCAACGGCCCAGTAAGTATTTTTCCAGCTTTTGCATCCTTGACTTCCCCCTCACCTCCCGCAGCATCGAGATTTTCAGATTCCGTTTCCACCATATCACGAAGATTATGCGCCTCGTCAATAATTAACATCTTTCCACTGAAGGTTTTGCGAATCTCTTCATTGGCAAGTTCCTCTTGATCCGCATTAAAACGTTCAAGAATACGCTTAATGACTCCAGCGAATTCAATATAACCGAATATCTTGTATCTTGATTTGACAAGATCTTTTACACGAGTCTGAATAACTTTTGGGTCACGCTCTAGAAGACTTCCAGTAAGCGCAAGATATTTATCACCTGTACAGGAATTGATTGTATTCTGTTCTTCCCCCTTTCCAATTGTCATTCTCTGCGCATCAAAAATTGTCTTTTCAAAGTTTGGCTGAATGTTTGGAGGAGCTAGAATATAGACTTCATCTTGAGGATAGCGGTCGAGATATCCTTCAGCGATTGTAATTGCTGCGCAGGTTTTACCTACACCTACGCCGTGATAGAGAAGGGCTCCTTGATAGGGTGTAGAGGGTGAGAGAAATGTGGAGACAAAACGTTGAACAGGCGTAAGTTCAAAGTCTTTTTCCGTATCGCACGGATTTACACCTGCATCAATCTGCGATTGTATATCAGGCTGCTTGGCCTCGGCAAATTCGCGTTTTGACATTAGTTTTTCAATAAATTGCGGATCATCGAGGTCAGGATAGAGGCCTGCCAGATCTTCCCAGTTGTCTTGGTCCTCCCACTCAGTCTCTTCAGGTTCTTTAAAGTCTGGAAGAGAAGGAAGAGGGCTTTCTGCTTCATTGGGCAGTGATACTTCAGAGTCTGCCTCACTATCTTCATCAGCATCTGAATCAAATTCCTGAACAAGCGGGGTTGATTTTATTGTAATACCTTTTCTTTCAGGTTTGGGAACTTGAACAGGGGCTGGTAGTGCAGGTGGTGCAGGTTGTGCAGGAGTTTTATTTTCATCAATAAGGTTATACTCATCCTCCTCATTTTCTTGAACTAGACTTTCAGAAGCAGCTTGAGAAGGAGTATTATTTTCAAGAATAGGACTTCCTTCAGCTGATGCTTCATTTTCTTGAACTGGACTTGCCGATGCTGGTGCAGCAGGAGGGACTGGTAGAGCAGCAGGAGTTTCTTCTTCTTGAATGGGACTTCCTTCAACTGATGCTTCATTTTCTTGAACTGGACTTGCCGATGCTGGAGCAGCAAGAGCAGCAGGAGTTTCTTCTTGAATAGGACTTCCTTCAGCCGATCCTTGATTTTCCTGAACTGGACTTGCCGATGCTGGAGCAGCATCCTCAGCCACTGGACTTACTGCCTCTGCTTCAGGTTCGTCTTCCCAAAGTGGACTATCACCCATCTACTAAGAGACTTGAAACTTCTTATACAATGCCCGCACCAAGTACAAAAGGACAATAATTGCGCAGAATTGTAGTGACTCGTAAGAGTACCTCTTTCTTCTCAACATTCTCATCACGAATCTTTGATAAAGCTACTTCCAGCGGAAACCATCCAAGATTACCAATCTCCCGTTTCATATGTTCATTTGCATTCTCAAATGTAACATTGACATTTTCCTTCACGTAGACTACACGATACTTATGACAGTAATGAATATGATTTGACCCAAAAAAAGTCTCTTGTATAGGTTCCAGATTCTCAATCATTTGAACATCCTTCTCATGGAGCCCAGTCTCTTCCCACATTTCACGAAGTGCACATTCACGCTCAGATTCATAGGGGTCCCGCCGTCCTTTCGGAAATCCCCATTCGGGCGTTTCCCAACCGGGTCCAATCTTGCTAAATATATCACGAAGCATTTCACGCTCACCATTTTCATTAAGAATTCCATGTTCACGAATCGAATCAAGTTTAGAACGACTATTTTCCTTCTCTTGCCGATACTGCGTATGTGAATGGTCTGCACCCCAAAGTTCATTCCATAGTTGCTGAAAGGGAAGTGTCATAAAGCGTTCCCGTTCACGCACGGTCATTCCCTTTAATTGCCGAATAATGTAGATATAATCTGTAAGACTGTATTTTCCCCGCATCATCTCCACAAATCCGAGACTATCACGACGCTGAATCAGCAGATATTCAAGTGGACTGGCACCCTCAAAGCCTGTAATTGCAGATTCTTGTTCTGCAAGAACTTTTGACGGATTCCATCCTCCGCGTACGCGAATCGCAATAATACCGTGACTTGTAATGGGGGCCATACATTGTCTGAATCCATGATTTCCGCCACAATTTGAACATCCTGCACGAGCCTGTCGCATACCAACTTACTTTAAGATACTGGTCCAATCCTTAGACCTGGGGGGGGAAATACTGTACAATTAAATATCTGACGCAAGCAAAGAGATGAAAATACCTCCCGAAGTCTGGGGGCCATTTTTCTGGCACACAATTCATATAAGTGCACTTGGATATTCAAACAAACCGACCTACACACAGAAAAAAGCCGCCAAGGAATTCTATGAAAGTCTTGGTATTATGATTCCATGTCCAATCTGTCGCGAACACTTTGCAAAACATCTTGAACTCTATCCACTGACCCCTCATCTTGATTCACGCGAAGACCTTTTCAAATGGACAGTAGCACTTCATAATGCAGTGAATAAATCACTCAAGAAGTCTGAATTTTCAGAATATGATGCGATTCAGTTCTATCGTCGCCTCGGTGCCCGTGGAAAGAATCCAACTGTAACCCATATTGATTTCGAAGAGATTGACTACCGTTCCTTTGCACAGGGACTCGGTGTAGGGGTCGCAACAGTAGCCGCCTTTGCAGGTGTAGTTTATCTGTACACTAAGTAAATGAGTGACTCATTTCCAGAAGAGATCTATGAGGGTCTCAAAATCCCTTCCGGAAAAACGCACCCTGTAAAAAAAAGCGTGAAGGAAATTCATGTAAAAGTCGTCATGACCAACGATGAAATCAAAGCGCGCGAAGGCACCTATTTTACTGAAAAAGAGGTAAATCAAATTCTTTCAGAAGATGTTGATGTGTATCGTATGGATCCTGAAACGGGCAAACAACGTCTCCTTGCAAAGTTTCGCAAAAATGTATTTACACCGGATGAAATTCGCATTGGCTGGGAGGGATTCTATCAGACAGCCGCTGCCAGTCGCAATCGCGGTGCTGCAGCAGGACCTATTGATACAAAATCCGCCTATTGGAAGAAGCGTAATCCTACAGAAATCACAAAGTGGTCTGCGAAGTACATCCAGGATGGTAAGGTCAGCAAGATGCGTGTAAACAATAATGTAATGAGCAGTGTGCTCGGTTTCTTTGAAAAGACACCTTTTATGGGACTTCCGTGCCGCCTCACAAGTTACACTCAGCGATTCTTCAAACAGTACAGACACGGTATTCCATTTATTGAGGCAGTTGATGATAAATTCAAACAACTTGTGCCTGAAGCTCACAAAAAACAGCTTGCAGCTGCTTCTAAGAAACCGATGTACCGAATTGAAAAGACGGCGTTCAGTTCAGTTACACTAAATCGTAACTTTCGCACAGCACTCCACTGTGATGCAGGAGACTATATGGATGGATTTGGCAATCTCTCTGTTATTGAACGTGGTGACTATTCAGGTGGCTATACACTCTTTCCGCAATATGGTATTGGTTTCAACATTCGCACGGGCGATTTCTTGGCCATGGATGTGCACCAATGGCACTGCAATACAGATCTAAGTGAGACATCTGAGCAGGCAAAGAAGAATAAGGCACTCCCTGATATTTACAAGGATGACCCGACCACTGGAACCTTTGGTACAAATAAAAACTTCACACGAATCTCATTTGTCTGCTATTTACGTGATAAACTCCGTCAATGTGATGAGGGACAGACGCGCAAATATTATAAACGCATCAAGTTTGACCCCAAGAAGGGTGATTTAGCCAAGGTTAAGTCAAAGTTTTCTGGAAAAACAAGAAAACATCATAAAGAAGAAGGGGAATGAGTACTGAAGACTATGCTCAAAAGATTCGCAACGCCCTTGCGATGACAAGTCGTTATATCGCACCTCCGTCAGTCTCCTTTACGGCGAACACAGGTGAAGGATTTATTGCATCCGTCACGCCGTATCTTGTCTGGGGCCTCATGGTTCTTTTTATTGTAGCGCTCGTGATTGTTATTGTAAACTACACAATCTATCCCATTTTTGACTTTGGCTCGACGCCAAATGCTCTTATTCATATTGCTCAATCTGATTGGACCTATTCGTGGGCAGATTCAGATCCTGCAACTTTATTTATAGATACTGCCGCAGCACAAACACTTCCGACAAAGAATTTTAGTCTCTATTTTGATACGAAGGTGATTGCGACCATTCCCACTGCCGATACGAATATGAGATACGTACTTGTGTATAAGACAACCGCAGGCTCTGGAACAGCTGCAAGTGCAGCAAGCGCTGCGGCTACATCTGCAACAGCAACTACAACTACACTTGCGACTGGAGCTCTTCCCCAGGGTTCCCAATGTACTGCAGCCGATGTCCAAGCCATAGCAGGTGCTATCACCGCATCAAGACTATCCACTCCAACAGGTGCTGCAGCAAGTCAAGTTCAGCCGCTACGAACATTTAATTATCTGAATGATGCAACCGTCGGTGTTCCATCTGATCCCAGCCTCATTGCCTTCTATGACGCAGGTGCTTCTAAAATCATTGTCTACCTAGCCATTGCTGCCACAGCAACAGGTTCAACGCCTAATTGGTTACAAGTCTCAACGGATATCACACCAAATATACCGTATCGTGTAGGCATTGTTGTAGGTGATTCAATTATGGAACTCTACTTAAATGGCAAGTGGGCCGCGAGTACAACCTTTGGAGGAAAAGTGCCAATGGGTGGAGACAAGGACACCCTCTTTAGTGTTCCTTCTCGCTATGCTGCAAATGTAGTGGTGCGAAATCTAGGAACAGTGGGGCGTGTAGTCTCTTCCGGTGAAATGCGCGGTATAGGAACTCCTGCTCTTCAATAGAGAGATGATCATCTGGTTCATCGCGGTATTTATCATCATACTTACAATTTATGCGCTTGCTGTTTTTTTTACACCAAAAATAACCACAAGTAATGATCCAGGTCCGTGGATTCTTGATGGAAATCAAGGTTCAACGAGTCAGGTAAATAATAATAGCACCTATGTAACCAATTTCTTAAAGAACCAGAGCTCCAGTTTCCGTATTTTCTACTATATACAGTCACTTCCTCGCACAGCAGCGGTCTATGACACCACTACAAATACGGCTAATTTCAATCCTAACACAGATTCATTTGATGTCTGTGATAATACAACGGGCACTTGCGTACACCCTGGATTTGCAAAACTCCTTCAATTCGACACCTCACTCTGGATTGAACTCCTACAGGCTCCTGATGCATCTCGTCCTGGACTTCCCAAGACACAACTCTGTATTCAGACGACTGACCAGACAGGCAAGCCCTACATTGAGACATTTGCACTCCCCCCGTTTCCTCAACAGAAATGGGTCATGCTTACGCTCTCACACGAGGGCTCCAAATATGATGTCTATTACAATGGTCACCTAGCAGCCTCTGTAAAAACAATAAATGTTCCAAAGCCGACCGCATCAAAACTTGCTTTATCGGATGGAACCTTTACAGGCAGAGCTTCCTATTTACTTTCAAAGACATCTGCAATGACAGCATCCGAAGTGGCCTCCGATTATTCAGCAAATACAAATACACTTGGAGAGCCATATGACTCGCTTTTTCCCTCATTAAATCTCAATCTGTGCCCTTCCGGCAATTGTTTTACAGGCCCTTCTGTCCGTCCCAGTAATCCGCTTGTTGTCTGGAAGAGCGATTACTAAAACCGGCGCTCAAACAGAATGAACGCTGCCCCCGCCGCACCCTCCGCAGGTACAATGGGAAGACTCATTGGAGGTGTTGTTATATTGGTTGTAGCTGGTATACTTCTGTATTACTTATATGACTACATGTTCAATGTTACCCAGACACAGGTGAAGGCCTCGATTGTTGCGAACCCGATCGCTTCACCCACGACCATCATTCAGTACCCTGGTACATCGCAAGATGACATCAAACTATCTCAATATATATTTACGGGTGGTGAAATGACAGTCTCCTTCTGGATGTATGTGACGGGTGCAGGCAGTGACACGACAAATAAGCGTCATATCCTAAATCTGGGTACGACGGCCACGGATGATGCGTCAACCCTAATTGTCGCACTGGGCGGTAGAAATAATACACTTCACGTTCATGTAAATGATGGCAGCAGCCCGAGTTTTGTTTTCAATAATTTCATGACAACCAGTCCCGACAGCGATACGGCTTCTCCATGCAATGTGCAGAATGTCGAGTTTGGCCGCTGGGTGAATGTAACGGTTGTTCTGAACAACAATCTGTGCGATGTCTACATGGATGGCCGTCTTTCACGCTCCTGTGTGCTGAAGGGTCAGTTCAATATCAGTGGCTCTACAACTACGCCGCTCTATTTCTTTTTACTGAACCCTGATATTGGAACAGGTGGTGCTCATGTAAAGACAGACTGGACTGGAAGCCTTTCTGGTGTAAACTTCTACAACTACGCACTTTCTCCGGATGAAACCTATCGTATCTACATGGCTGGTCCTTCCGGCTCATCAGGTGATTTATGGTCGGCAATCCAGTCATTCTTTGGTCAACTTGCACCGACTGCACCTGTCACAAAGTAAAGAATCCTTCTTAGTTTACACATATGAGTCAACTTATAAAGTTTACTCCTTTGTGAATAGTCCCTGGAAATGAATATCTACAGTTTGTAGATTGTGATGGAGGCTCCCCTGAACACCAGCAGTGGCAGTTTCATATTTGGAAATGGACTTATTCCACAGATTCTCCTTGCACTTATTGCGGGTATAGTGGTATTTCTGATTTTTTTCAGTTTCGAGTCACTTGTAAAGACATATTACAAGTACTCAATGTCAAAAACAGTTATTGTGCCAAATACAATTATGAGCAGCCAGTCGATTGTTGTGCGTCAAGATCCTAGCGACCCGAATAGTAAGATGCTCTTACCGTCAGATAATGAATTCACGGGCGTTGAATTTACATACAGCTTCTTCCTCTTTATTGACCCGGCAACCTTTGATACAAGTGGCGGTCTCAAACATGTATTCTATAAGGGATACTCGACGCCGTTCCCGCTGCTGGGTCCGGCCGTATTTGTTCGTTCAGATGAAAATACGCTGCGCATCTTCATGAACTCCTATAAGTCATGGTATAGCTATGTAGATATTCAAAATGTGCCTGTACAAAAGTGGTTCTATGTAGGCATTGTATTCCGTGCGAATACTCTCGAGGTCTATATTAATGGCAATCTGAAGGGCCGTATTCCTATGGAGAAGACGTACCCTTACCAGAATTATCAGAATCTGATCATCTTTGGTCAATCTAAATTTAACAGCAATACGACACTTGGTAATAAGATAGTCAATCTCCAAGGCGTTGAGGAGGATTATATGGTCACAGGTACAATGGCTGGTCAACTCAGCCGTTTCTATCACTACAGATATGCGCTCTCCTTCGCTGAAATTCAGGCCAACGCGAATCAGGGACCTAGTTCTACAGTTGATATGCCGAGCACACAGTCAGCGAGTTCCTATCTGCAGAATGCCATGGTCGATTCCTGGTATACAAGCTAAAGAAATAGACTTTATAAAGACTTTACTAGTGGGATTAAGAATCCCGATATTAAAGCCTCACGAAATAGAAGGTATAATGACTGGAGGCGGTCTATTAGCACTGGTAGCCTATGGCTCCCAAAATGTAATTCTAAGTGGGAATCCGGATATGACCTACTTTTATAAGGTCTTTCGCCGCTATTCTCACTTTTCAATGGAAAGTGTCTCTGCGCAAATGGATGGTCCCGACCAACTCTTTTTTGATCAACCGATAAAGGTTCGTTTCAAGATTCCTCGTGTAGCGGACTTAGTGAGTGATCTCTATTTTAGTTTTCAGTTACCCGATATTTATAGTAAATATATCTCTCCACAAGTACGAAATTATCAGTATGAGTTTCAGTGGTCAAAATACATTGGATGTGCACTTGTTCAAAATGCAGCGGTCTTTATTGGTGGCCAGAAAATCCAAGAGTTTGATGGAACATATCTACTTGCGAGGACACTTGCCGATTCTCCAAAGGATGATTTCAATAAGTGGCAGCGGCTCGTAGGAAACGTAGCCGAACTTGTGGACCCAGCAAATGGAATTTATGCTGGTGGTACAAATCAAACAGGCTATCCGAATGTAGTCATAGACCCTACACGACCCCTTGGCTCCCAATTTAATCGTCCTTCCATCTTTGGACAGACAATTCGTGTTCCACTCCCCTTCTGGTTTACACAGGCTACAGGTTCAGCACTTCCACTCGTTGGACTTCAGTACCATGAATGCGAAGTTCAACTGACGTTAAATCCAATCAATCAACTCTACACAGTGCTGGATGCCTCAGGATTCCGTGTGGCACCTGGAGTTCAGACAACTGCATCTCTAACCAATCTGCGCTCAAATCTTCCGGATTACACAACTGTCGTTGACCTCAGTGGACAACTCAATGCCTTCTTGACAGACATTGGTGCAGATGTACCTGCACTCAATACATGGAGTCTACAGCCGACTATTGAGACTACCTATATTTATCTTCCTGAGCAGGAGCGCAATCTTTTTGCATCCACTCCATTATCCTATCTTCTACATCAAGTTACATGGTATCCCTTTCCAGCTCTCTATACACGTCAAATTCTAAACCTTGAGACTCATAATCCAATTGAACGACTTCTCTTTGTAAATCGTCGCTCAGATACATTACAGTATCGTAATGACTTTTCCAATTGGACAAATTGGTGGAATTATCCTTCAACACCCTATCTGCCTCCACCTGGAGCAGTGCCTCTCTTAACCCAGGCCTTCACATCAGGTGTACTCATTCAATTTGCCCAACTCCAAATTATACAGGCCCTCAGAGTTCTCTGTGATGGCAATGAAATACAGGAGATGAAACCAATTGACTATTTCACAAAGGTCGTCCCTTATAAATATACAAATGGTGACCCTGGTGAAGTGTTGCCAATCTACAGTTTCTGTCTACACAGCCCAGATCACCAACCGTCAGGTTCTCTGAACTCCAGTCGTATTCGTGTCTTCCAAGTCGAGGTCAATCCGTATACATTACCGCCGACTACAACCTATGTATATGACTTAACCATTTATGTGGAGTCCATTAACTTTGTAGAGTTTGCGTCAGGTATGGGTGGACTGAAGTATGCTCTATAAATAGGATGGGACAAGGGGCAAGTCAGTTGTTTGATAATCTTACATATAACCCCGATGTTCGGCGTCAAAAGGCGGCCGACCAAAAAGATGCCGCGAAGACTCGTGATACTTACAGAAATACACTAACACAATTACAGACGGACATTCAAAATGACTCTACAGCAGGGACAATTACACCCGAGGGGGCTACTCTTATGCAGGGCGTTGTAGACACTGGAACGGCATGGCTAACACAGAACCCTACAGCACTTTCGGATTCTATTGATGCGCAGAGTCAAGTTACAATGGATGCGATGACAGCGCAAATTAATGCTGATAAGATACGAATTGTCTTTTTCAATGCGCTAAAACTCTGGAACTATACACTTCTACAACTTCAAAATCAGAATCTAGTCTCAGCAGATAAAGTAGTACAGTTCCAAAAAGTACTTGACCAGAATCAAGTCTGGTATACCAAGAATCTAACTTCGCCACTTACTACGCTTCAAACGCAGATTGGAACAATTGCGACAAGTGCGGGTTCTATTTTGAATGAGCCTGCCGCGATTCAACAGATTCAAGCCGCTGCCGCAACTCAAAAATCAGATGGCAGCAGTCTTAATGACCTTATGTCACAGGCCGCAGCAGCCAAAGCAGAAAAAGAGAAACAGGAGGAATCCCAATTCAGTGGAGACCGTGTCAAGCAGAAAATTTGGGACCAGACCATTTCAGGAATCTTTACAATGCTCTATCTAGTTATTGGTCTATATACAGGCTCACTTGTAGCCAATGATTCACTTGTTCACTCCACGCCCGTTCGTGTTGTTTACTTTATCTATGCAGTTCTCCTATGGTTTCTAGTGCTGCCCTATTATATCTATCGCTCCTATACAAGACATCCGCCTTTTATGGGAGCCTATCTCTTTCCACTCTATCCCTACAATCCTGATGAAGTAAAAAAAGAGTCTTTTTTTGAAGAACTTGTTTGGTACAAGGAGCTTCCATTAATTAAAAAAGCGCAAGAAGACTATGCAGCTGCAGCAGAGGCCGTCATAGCAGCGCAGAAATCCATAGGTTAAACCCGAATGGTGAATATATGGTAGAAATGACTCCTATTCTTGTAAGTGTAGTTACACCGACTTACAATAGAAGGCGATTTATTCCATATCTTATCCGTTGTTATGAAAGTCAAACTCATAAGAAAGAGACTATGGAGTGGATTATTTTGGACGATGGACAAGACAAAGTAGGTGATCTCTTTGCCATTGCAGCCAAGAGAATTCCCAATATTCGGTATATTCCTCTTGATGAGAAACTGACAATTGGTGAAAAGCGCAATCGCTTGAATGATGAAGCGCAAGGTGCAATTATTGTTGCAATGGATGATGATGATTATTATCCACCTGAACGTGTGAGTCATGTTGTTACGCGCTTTGCAAATAATAAGGATGTCCAACTTGCAGGCAGCTCAGAAATCTATATGTACTACTCAGATGTAAAGGAGATTTATAAACTCGGCCCTTATAATCCAAATCACGCTACAAATGGTACAATGGCATGGCGAAAGTCATATGCAGCCACACACCGTTATGATGATACGGTTACACATGCAGAAGAACAGTCTTTTCTTGAAAAGTATAAACATAAGATGATTCAGCTTGATCCTTTTAAAGTTATGCTCGTCATGAGCCATAGTGAAAATACATTCGATAAGAAGAAGATGCGCGAGGATGTTGGTAAGAATCCATTCATTACAAAGACGACTTACAAGATTAAAGACTTCATAAAAGATTCTGAAATGCGCACTTTTTTTGCGAATGCCTAAAGTTACAACCAAAACGCTCTTTAGTTGAATGATACATAACGCCGATGTATTTACAGAATTATATAATCGGCCGTTTGTGAATGGCTGTTCTTCGGAGTCGCCTATGATTGATCAACCATCAAATATACGCGTCTCTCTTCGCGCTCACCAGCGTGCAATTATATATCAAATGAATACTCTTGAAACTTCACTACAAAAAGGACTTGATATTTCTGGTGAAACACTTTTCAGCCGCTATGCAATTCTTGGCGATTCAGTGGGTGTGGGAAAATCTCTTATGGTTCTTGCGCATATTGCAAGTAAGAAAAATAGTCGGCCTCCTGTCTCCTATAGATCTCTAAATAATGAATCAAAACCAAATCTCTACAGTCTAAAAACAACTATTTATACTGATTTATCCAATTCACCTGCACTTCTTGTTGTACCCCATACATTGTTTAGACAATGGGAAGATTATATTACTAAGCAGACGACACTTGAGCCCTTTTATGTAAGAAGTAAGCGGTCTCTTGATTCAAAGACGCTAGTTAAGAAAATGACGGAATCGGATTTTGTAGTTGTAAGCAATACACTATTGGGAAAACTTTTAGAGGAGGTGGGAAATAAAGTCTATTTTTCTCGAATTTATGTAGACGAGGCGGATAGTATTTATGTTCCAAGTACCCATGCTTTTCCTGAAGGAAATTTTATCTGGTTTATTTCAGCAACTTGGCCAAATTTAGTCTTTGAGAATGACAGGGTATGGTTGTCAAATGGGCATGTACAGCGAATAATGCAGCGTCCAGAGTTTGCTACGTATGATCCGTCATTTCAGGCGCAGTTTGCCGAGGCGCTTGTAACAGGACGCGGATACTTTTCTCGCTATACCGCGCGTTCAGGACTCTATCTTCGTGATTATCTACGAAATCATCATCCATTTCGCTCACAAGTTGTACTGCGATGCCGTGATTCGTTTATTCAAGAATCCATTTCACTTCCTCCACTCTTTACACAAACCATTCTTTGCGAACCAACAGTAGCTCAGAGAATTTTGTCGAGTGCAGTTCCTACGAATATACAGAATCTTCTGAATGCAGGTGATATTACTTCAGCACTCACAGCGCTAGGTGTTCCATCTGATTCGCCGATGAATCTCATCCAGGCTGTCACAGAGCACCGTCAGAAGGAACTCAAGCGTCTTGAGCGTCTCTATATCTTCAAATCTGAGGAGGAGTATGCATCACCTCAAGTGAAGGAGCAAGCACTCGCAAATTTACAGAGCAAAATCAATGGTCTCAAAGAGCAGATTGAGAGTATCAAGCAGCGCATTGAGAATTATAAGAAGGAGATTTGTGCAATCTGTTTTGATGAACCGAATGATGCTGTGCTTACACCCTGTTGCTCGCGCATCTTCTGTGGTGGTTGTATTTTGATGAGCCTGAGCCGTATTCAGGGCTGCCCTATGTGTAGATCACCGATACAAGTGGCTGCTCTACAGGGTGTTTCAGAGAAAGTTGCCGCACCGCGGGCTGTAGCAGCAGCGGCACCCACTCCGCCCAAGAAGATTGATGCGCTACTGAATCTAATTCGTTCTCACCCTACCGACCGATTTCTTGTGTTCAGTCGCTATGAAAATCCGTTTAGGATGATGCAGGAGACACTGGAGGCGGAGAGGATTACAGTCGAGACTGTGAAGGGAAACAAGGATGTCATCAATAGTGTCCTGCACAAGTTTGACAGTGGAGAATCACGAGTCCTATTACTGAACTCGAATCACGCAGGGGCCGGTCTGAATATCACATCGGCGACCTATGTGGTGTTATGGCATGCTATGACAACGGAGGAGGAGAAGCAGATTCTGGGACGGGCGTACAGAATGGGACGGACTGCTCCGTTGAATTTTGTGAAGCTCGTGCATCCTGACGAAGTACGGAGCTGAAAGCTCCTTACCAGTCCCGCTTGCGGGTGAGGTTCGAAATTAAAAATTTCTCACCAGTTCCCTGCTTCGCAGGGAAGTACGGAGCTGAAAGTTTCTCCACTTAAGAATAAAATCACCCATATAGTAATGCGTGTTGCCATTTGTCTTTTCGGTCAACCACGAAACTATAAAAAAGGTTATGAAGTACTCACACAGTTTCTTACGCAGCAAAAAGATGTTACTGCAGATTTTTTCTATCATGCCTGGACCTTAGAGCCTGGTCGTATCTATCCAACCTCTCCTTACAGAAATATTAGTATAAGTAATCTAATTTATAATAAAAATACAATTGCGGAACTAAATCAACTCTATAAACCTATAGCCCATCACTACGAAACACAGAAAACAGATTTTACTCCTCAACGATTTGAAACAACCCTTGCTTACAAAAATACAGTGAGTCCAAAGAAAAAAGAAAATATAAATAATGTTCTATCACAAATGTATTCAAGATCGGCTGTTCGTAATCTACTCAATCAGCACATACTTTCGACAAACACATTCTATAATACAGTTATTATAACTCGTTTTGATTATGGAGGCACACTTAATTTTAAACTCAGTAATCTAGACCTCTCCTATACGTATGTAGCAGGAAAAAACTATCCTCAACGATGTATTTTACCTGATACATTTATTATGGCTCCTCAGGCCATTTTTCTTGATTGGTTTGCAATCTATGAAAATATGGACCGTGTATTAAATACATCCGATGTGTATGCGCGTGCCAAGAAATATGGTGAACTAATTGAAATAAATGGAGAAGAGATTATTCTGGCTCATTATCTATTTTACAATGCGGGCCTTGAGCGAGTTAAGTATTCACCCCTTATACAAATCGGACTCTAAACAGGCCGCCCCTGAAGAAGCGTATCTGCAGTCGCCATATTAAATCGTAAATTATTCAAGCGTCGCTTTCTGTCAATCTTGAGACCTTCTCCTAGAAGTAACTCCAGATCGGCCCCCATAGAACTTAGCCGAATCGGCAGATCGCGGGAATCTGAAAGTTCACACAACAGTTTCCAGGCATTAAACATTCCAGACTGTCGTGTCAGAACAGAGGTATAGCGCATACCAGCCGCTTCAGGCACAACAGCATCTACTGCAGCAGGATAGCGCTCAGTTAAGTGAAGTCCTAAGTTTTTCAACTTAAGTGCATGAGAAAACGGCAGTAGATTCCAGCACTGATAGAAGAAAGCCCAATAATCCGCACGGTCCGATTCTGCAAGTGAATCAAAGAGTTCCACATACGTCTTCCAGAGTTCAGCACGATCGCGCCCCGTGGCAGAGAGTCGCTCAGGTAGATTCTCTGCTGCTACGAGCCCTGCAAGATTTCCTTCGTTATTCTCAATATCAAGTTCAATCCAACTGTGCCACGGATTCCAGAGACACCACCATGCAATCGGCAAAACACCTTCAGGATAATCACTCAATTCTGTCTCCTCTTCAAGACCAGCAACATAACGCTTGAGCGCACGAAGATCCCCTGATAATTCACTGCCTTTTTCCCAACTCGGTGGCAGTGAACACTGAAGCCACTTCTCAACAATTCCACGCGGTGCAGGACCCACTTCAAAAGTCGTGCAGAGTTTTGAGATTTGTAGAAGTGACCGGTTTTCAAGACTATTGCTAATCAAAATCAACGGATTTCCAGGATTCGCCTGTGTCCATCCGCGTAGATAGGTGGTCAGTTCGGATAAACCACCCTTTTCTCCAGAACTCAGACCATCGATTTCATCGAGCAGAACACCAATACCCCCCTTCTTTCCCGTGCTCATCTGCTCAAGTACACCTCCTTGACAAAGTAGCGGTAGAATTGTTTTACGAAAGGACGTTCCCGATCGCGTATGACTTGCATTAAATTCAACGACTTTGAGTCCATTTGCATGAAAAAGGCGATAGGTCAAGGTTGTTTTTCCCACACCAGGGGCTCCATAGAGCAGTGCGGCCGCAGTAGGGCGTTTCTCAATCCAGGCATGAAGCTTTGCTTCTAGGTCGGGATGTAGACATATATCTTTTGTCTGCATTCTAGACTATCTCTAGAGTTCCTCTTAGACCGTTTTAAAACGCAGGAAAAGGCGGCTTGATATTTGCCGATGAAACACCGTCATATACGCCCTCCCATGTTAGTCCTGATGCCATTAATAATGGCTGGTAGAGGGTGGCTGTGTTAGTCTGGGTCAAGGGAAGATAGTTTCCAGGATGACTCGTATCCACAGCACTTGAGTCAGTGAAGCGAGGGAACTTGCTCACACCCATTGCGTCTACACAATAGTAATTTGCATCCACTTGCTTCAAACTGAGGAAATCCGGACAATAGTTAATCTGCGGAGGCCAACTCTGTGTTGTGGATGTAGCGCCAAAGAAGCTCGTATTTAGACGAAGTCCGCTAAACCAGCGGAGCCCAAAGAAAATCAGGGTTGCAAGTGCCGCAAGTAAGAAGCCTGCACCTGCATAGAATTTACCTGACTGCAAGAAATAATAGGGAACGCCCATACCTAGGAGCGCAGCGACAAGAATGTAAAGTATAAGAGAGAAATCAATTCCGAGATCCATCTATCCTATTTTTCACAGTGGATAAAAAAATAGCCTTGTGAAAAAGTCACATCGTTTACCGGCCATACGGGACAACCGGCGCAGACGGGCCACTGCCCTCGAAGCCGAGCTCGATGTAGCCCGTCAGGAAGTCCTGTACACCGTTCGTGACGGTGCCCGTAAAACCCGCCTGCTGGTAGGTGTTGACACCGGCAACACCATTTGTGGAGAGAGACTCGCCAAGTGACTCAGAGGCATTGTTCAGGTTGACAACGAGCTGCACCTTGCGGAACGTGCGGCCAGCGGAGACAACCGTCTTACCCATGTCCTTCAGGAGACCCGCGCCAGGGCCGTTGATGGAGGAGAGGTACGGGTTGCCAACACGCGTGTACGGGCCGCTGGCACCGTTCACCTGCTGCGCACCGACAAGACCCCAGTACGCCTGCTGGACGGTGGCCGTACCAGGCACGTTGAAGCCGCCCTGCTGGAAAGAGCCACCCGCACCGCTGCCGAAGTTGATGGCATAGACGATGCCCTGGAGGGAAGATACAGGCATGAAGTAGCCGAGGTCGTTATTGTTCTGCTTAGGACCAGTCAGAAGGGAAGTCATTTTATATTAGACCATTAGAAAAAAAAAGAGGCCGGAAGAAAATTCACAATGGAGTTTTAAAAGCGCCGTGTGAAAATCTATTTATCCGCGCCCGTACGGTACAACCGGGGCCGGCGTACCCGTACCTTCGAAACCGAACTCGATGTAGCCGGTGAGGAAATCCTGGACCGGTGTTGCACCCGTTAGCTGGTACGGGTCCTGGCCCGCAACACCGTTTGTGGAGAGTGACTCATTCTTAGTCTCTGAGAGATTTGGCAGGTTGGCAACTAACTGAATCTTGCGGAAGGTACGGCCCGCTGATACGACTGTCTTACCAAGGTCCTTCAGGATACCCTGGCCAGGGTTATTGATGGAGGAGAGGTACGGGTTGCCGTTGGCACTTTGGTAAGGATTGCTCGCATTTGACGCAGCATTAGGGTACTGCGCAAACCACGCAACCTGGGGCGTAGCCGTAAAGTTGGACGGCTGGAATGAGCCACCCGAACCGCTGCCGTAGGTGATGGTGTAGATCTGACCCATCAGAGAAGAGACGGGCATAAAGTAGCCAGTAGCAACCATGTTCTGCTTAACACCACTATTTCCAGTTCCGTAGCGTCCAGGCATTGTATATTTGTTAAATAGAAAAAAAACTACCAGTAGAAGAATGTATGCCCATGGACGAAATGAGGGAAATCCTCCTGATTTTGAATTACCCTTAACAACATACAACCGCAGTGGGCAAAATGGGCGTGTCAACATCGACCCGAAGAGTTCTGCCGGTGGCTCGGCGCCCTCCGAGTTTCCTGGATATAAATATCAAACAACGAGTGAACCCAATTTTGAGACAGATATGCTCCGTGGTAATTGGGAAACAAGCCCTCTGAGCCAAGTATTCTTTTCTGCAAATAATTTAAAAGTTATTCAAAATGGAATACGGCGCGATGTGTTTAATCGGAGTCAACCAAAGGGATATGTTATTGATGATCAATCCGTAGATGAATTAAAAATGATTATGCGAGGAATCTATTATCAGTATAGTCGCAACTTATCCACAGATATTGCGGGACAGATTGCCGACCTAAATCAAAAAGTACTTGATTGGTCTGTTCCTCATATTCTTAGCGCAGTGGACCATTATGTATATTATATTGACGACATCAGTCATCTTCCGGTTCCTTTAGCACAGCCACCTAATCTGAGCCGTGCGGGAACTCGCACTTTGCCATTAGGTCAGTTCATGTAAGCCTTACTTCTTCTTCTTAATAACGACCATCTTCTTCTCTGAACCACGGGCCACCTTGTGCTTCTGCCAGCTTTGTTCAAAAGCCTGCAGATCCTCAAGCCAAAGTTCAGATGCCGTTGTCGCCTCGAGCTTGTTGAGTAACTCTTGAGCCCGTGCAACTGCATCCTCCTGCTCCTTTACTGCCGATGCCTTCACACGGTCCATCCGCATTCGCAAGAGATACTCATATGCATCTACAGAATCGGGAGTCTCAGGTGCGGAGAGTGGTGGAAGTTCATGATCCTGCATTGCTGCTACAATTTCCTGGTCAGTTGCCCGACGGAGTTCCATAGTATCCTCAAGGACAGCACGCAGGAATCGCGCCTTTGCATCGGATTCACGAACCTCTGCAGCCAGACGCTCCATTTCCTTGTGACGGCGCGTCTCATAGGCTCCGAGCCTTGGATCAAAGTACGCCTCCAGAAGATCACCAATTGTTGTGTAGCGACAGATCTGGAGAGAACTGTCAAAGCAGACCATATTAGATGTCTTCCAACTGCTTGACAACTTGAAGCGCTTCTCAAACTCATCACTGTCCGCCTTGGCATCCTCATAGTAATCAGCATCCAGATAGAGTACGAACTTCACCTCTACGTCATTGTAGAGGTCATCAAAACTCTTGAGAACCTGCTTTGCCGTGCCCCCCTCCTTGGGCTCAGCGGTCAGCATCTCATCAAGGAATACCTTGTAGTCCTTCGTCCATACACCTACAGGCAGTTCATCAATTGTCACTGTACGCTTTGCATCATCAAATGTATAGAGACCTCGAGTCACATAAGTTGCATCGGCTGTCTTTGCAACAGCGCCACGGAAGCCGAACCACCACGGCTTCAGTTCAAGTCCCTCAAGAGTCTCGCGCGTTCCAGCCAGACGCTCGCGCATGAGCGCAATCACCTCGTCGGGATTATGCGGGGGAATGTCCGTGCTGAATCCAGTGCCAATCCCTACACAGCCGTTAATTGCCAGTAGCGGAACGACCGGTAGATACGCCTCAGGCTCCACAATGAGACCATCATCATCAATGTGATTGAGAATTGCCTGATCCTCCTTACGAAAGAGCGTCTCCATAATCGGCTCCATATGCGTATGGATATACCTGGCAGAGGCTGCGTCCTTGCCACCCATGAGTCGAGAACCAAACTGTCCTACAGGCGTCAGCAGATTGATATTGTTTGAACCGACGAAAGTCTGCGCCATACCTACAATTGTCGAGGTCAGAGAGGCCTCACCGTGATGGTAGGCGGCATGCTCTGAAACATAACCCGCAAGTTGTGCAACACGCACCTCCGCCTTGAGGCCACGCTTGAAACAGCCAAAGAGAATCTTACGCTGCGACGGCTTCAGGCCATCCATCAGATGCGGCAACGAACGGATATTGTCTGCATTACTAAAGTGAATCAACTCGTCATTGATAAACTTCGTATAAGGAATCTGTACACCTCCAGTAATCTGGAGAACGCGCTTAGGGTCATAGGTTGCCAGCCAGCGCTTGCGGTCATCTGCACGCTTCTTACTAAAGGCGAGCGAGAAGGAGTCATCGGATTCCTGGTCCCAGGTGTACCTAATCTCGTGAAGATTCTCGAACCACTCACGGGCCTCGGCTGGCGTACTCGTGCCCAGTCCCTTGTAATACTTCAGTGTCCAGCCCTTGAGGCTGGCATCACCTTGACTCTCCTTCCAGGAGTCGAACTCCGTCTGATTGTAGAAGGAGCGCACGTCTCCACGCTTGCTCGCCTTGAGCAGCGGAGTTGCAAGAGAGCAGATGAATCCGAGCTTCATGAGCTCCTGCCACTCCGTGTGAAACAGATTCATAAGCAGTCCCTTGATATGGGAACCGTCATCATCCTGGTCGGCCATCACCATAACGCGACCATAACGGAGTTCCTTCATACTCGTGTACTTTTTGCCTTGCTCCAGGCCAAGAATCTTCTTAATTGAAGTGAGTTCCTCATTCTTATTGAACTTGTCCATGGAAATGTCCTTGACATTCAGCATCTTGCCCTTGAGAGGAAAGACGCCCCACTTCTCGCGGCCCACCACCTTGAGGCCCGTGATTGCACTCGTGGCGGCTGAATCTCCCTCTGTCAGAATCAGTGTACACTCAACGGACTTATTTGTGCCGGCCCAGAGAGCATCCTCCAACTTCGGCAGACCGCGGAGTGTACGCTTCTTAGCTCCATCGGTCTTCTTGGCATCACGAGCCAACTTGGCATCGAGAATAGCCTGCGCCTCATCAAGAACACCAGCCTTTACGAGTCCGTCAGTCAGCTTGCCACCATAGGTAGGCGTGCTGCCAAACTTGCTTGCAGGCGTAGTGAGGGTCTCCTTAGTCTGCGAATCAAAGGAGGGATTCACAATAGTTGCGTTGACAAAGAGTGTCACCGCATCCTTGAGCTGTGCAGGCTTGATGTCAAGCTTGCGCTTCTTGGCTGCGAGTTCGCAGATGTCGCCCAATAGGTGCCGCTGAACGGAGTCCACGTGCTTTCCACCCTTTCGAGTATTAATTCCATTTGCAAAACTAATGTGGCGATCCTCAGGCGTTCCCTGGTCTTCACTAAAGAGGGTACGCGTAATCACGGCCGCGACCTCCCAACGGGAGCCACAGCGCTCATAGGCGACCGATGCATTGTCCCGTAGGAAGAGACGAACAAACTTCTCAAAGGTGTTCGTATCCAAGACGGTGCCATTGTAGGCCACCTTTACATCCTTACCCGCCATGGCAGCGACCTCAATTGCGCGAGTTTGAAGAACTGTCTTCATATCGTCGATAATATCAGTGCCACCCACTTCGCTAATACCATGGAAACGAGCTAGGTCAGGACAGAAGCTTACATTCACAAAGCCTTTGGTCGCCTTTGCCTTCTTAATTGAAGCCTTCTCACAGACACTCATATTCTTACGCCAACTCTGCGTATACGTTGACTCATAAGCAGGGCTCCGTGTGCTGACAGTGAACTTGGTGCTGAAGATATTCGCCAACTTCGCACCATAGCCGTTCTTGCCACCAACAATCTTCTCCTCCTCCTTGTTGTAGTTCCCTGAAGTCAACAGGTGACCAAAGATGAGTTCGGGAGCATAGACCTTCTCAGTAGCATGCATCTCAATAGGAATGCCATCACCATCGTTTTCAACTGACACCGTGAAGACACCTTCAACAAGTCCACACGTGATGTCAATGCGCTTGATGGGAGTCTTGCCCTTCTCCGTTGTACTGCGCACAAGAGCATCTCGCGCATTCACTACGACCTCGTCGAAAATCTTATAGAGACCAGGATTGAAGCGCAAGGTCCGATGTACCATCTTCTTTGATGGCTCATCATAGACCCAACGAGTCTCATCAACTGTCTCTGTGCTTCCGATATACGTATCAGGAAGCTCAAGGATGTGCTCACGATGAGTGTGCTTCTTATATTGGTCGGCCATGGTTCAATGATACTTCTACTAAAGTATGAATACCCACCCTTAGGCTTTCAAATTTGTGTGGCGGCGGCTTTTTATCTAGGCTAAGTAGATGGGAAAGAACCGCAAACAGAGAGGCGGCCAAGTCTCCGCAGGTGCACCTCTACAGTATTTTGACCCGAAGTACCAACAACCGTCAGCTCCTGCTGGACAAAATGTAGGAAATCCGACCTCCGAACTTGTAGTGCGTCCGGGTCTATTACAGCAATCTGGTGGCTTTTACCCAAGTGTGATGGGTGGAGTGGTTCAGAATGCTGGTCTTCTCTTTCCCGTGGCCGCTCGTCAGGGTATGAGTCTCTTTTCCAAATATAAGAAGGGCAGGAAGACACAGAAAGGCCGCAAGGCGCGTAAAACACGCAAAGCGCGTAAGCAGACACGGAAAGCGTAAATTTGAACTGCCACCGCGGCAAACTGAAATGTAATACGCATGGAATTAGCGCAACGCGCCACTACGATTCGACGAATTGCTGAAGAGGGACTCTTATATGATGAAGTCCTGAGAAAGAAGCAACAGAATGCTTGGAGGTCTTGGGCAATTTATACAGGAAGTGGTGTAGTTCTTGCACTGACACTTCTCTCATCCATGTATCTTACACATGATACAATTCGTAGTTCACTCATTAATGCATATGCCCGTTCCGAAAAGACACAAGATGTTATCACATCTTCTTTCTTCTCACTCTCAAGCCTTGGTCTCATTCCACAGCCAATTGACCAGCCCTTTCTACCCGAGCCCATTGCTCTAAAGACACTTGAACTCCAAGATGCATATAGTAAAACAGTAAGTACACAAGCAAATACAACTGGTCTACAAGTGGATCTCCAACGACTTGAAGTTCTACAAGCATCTGTTCAACAGTTGCTTTCTATAGCCGAGCAGTCAGCCAAACTAGCGGCACAGCATCTCTCTCTTCACTCCATTCACACACTTCTGCCACCTATTGCTGCCGCCGCATCTGCAAATGCCTCCGCCCTCTACAAAAAGTCATGTACAGTCTCCTTTGGTTGGAAGCCCTGTATACAAAAAGCCATTGACTATGAAGAGGCACTCAATGTATCTCAACGACTTGAGTCACAGGTGCATCGGCTCAATACAACGGAGGGCACACTTGAAGTGCTCTATGAACGAGGCATCCTTCCAGCCCATCGGCAACTAATGGCCAATAAAGCATGGGTAGAAGACTGGTATCTTCAGAATCTTACAAATGAAATTCCATACGATACACTCAGCATTGAGTATCTTGAATCCATTCATAGTTTCATGAAGCGTGCAATAAATGGGCACATAATTGGAACTGAACTCGATACTCCGTTGTCCCGTGAATCACAAACATATATTACATCACAACTCTTTCATCAATATCTTCTACTTATCAAGACACTGATTACAATGAACGCCGACGGGAAGCGTCTTATCCTTGATAGTTATCAGCATATTCATGATCAGGACGCAAGAAATTCTCAGTACACGCGTGCAAAAATGCAAGTAGACTCTGATTTGGCAGCGTGTGAATTCCAGCCAACACTCTTATGTCAGATGCTGCGTGAAAAGAAAAGTCAAGTGATTACCTGGGTTCATAATATTGAGCGATTTCAACTTCCTCTTCCAGCAAACTTTCTTAAGGATGCGTATCAGGCACTTCTTACAAGTGAAATTACAAACATTATTACGATTCGGGACTTCAGACGATTCCAGCGTATCCATGAATTCAAGAAAAATCCCAGTGCGGCCTTCTTGATTCTCACCTCCGCCATTGGTATTGCGGCCTTCATTGTTGCAAAACTCCTTCTATTTGATCTTCCATATACCTACATTCGTCTGCTCATTCTACCTGCCGAATATATGACTGAGCGCATTCAGTATTCTATTGATACTCTCCGTGAAAAGCGACTCCAACTTACGTTGGAAACCGGGGAACAGTCCCTACATCTTCTGGACGCAGTTACAAGCGCGGAAAATATACGCACTACGCCTAAAGCTGAGGCGGCTCCATTGAATAGAATTGAGAATGTCGCTAGTAGCACGGCAAAATCAGAACGGAAATCTCTTCGAAATCAAAACCGTTCAGAGCGGAGCCTTCAGGACACTGATTGAAGCACTAAAGGAGATTCTTACAGAGGCAAATCTCGAGTTTGACAGCCAGGGCGTTAAGGTGATTTCAGTCGACGAGACTCACACGGTGCTTGTCTATCTCCGTCTTCACAGCGATCGTTTTGAGACATATTTTTGCCCGGCAAAGTATGTTCTCGGCGTGAACATGATTTACCTGTTCAAGCTGATAAAGACAATGGGTAATAATGATAGTCTGACTCTCTATCTGCCTGCGGCCAACCCGAACAAGCTCGGCATCCGTATGGAGAACTCTGACCAGGCGCGCACGACGAACTATTTTCTAAAGCTCTTCGATACGGATGTAGAGGACATCCAGATTCCGAGCCTGAACTTTACGAGTATCATCCACATGCCTTCTACGGACATCCAGAAGATTTGCCGTGATATGAATGCACTCGGCGAGAAGCTCGATGTGGAGATTACATCCTCTGGCTCTGACCTCACCTTCAAGTGTGTCGGTGACTTCGCCGAGCAAGAGACAGTGATTACGGAAAACAATAGCACGATGAAGGTACAGAAGACTGCGGGCTCTAGTGAAATTGTTCAGGGTATTTTCCAGTTGAAGCACCTAGTGCTCTTTACAAAGTGCACGAGCCTCTGCCCGAGTATTGAATTGTATCTGAAGAATGACTATCCTCTCATCCTGCGCTACACAGTAGCGAATCTGGGTGAGGTGAAGTTGGTCTTGGCACCGATGAAGAATAAACAGTCGTAAATGTAAAAAAAATTAATAGTGAAGACAACACACAAAAAATGTATCCGCAATCAATCCACCAATGGAAAAAAGATAGAGTATTTTTTCTTCATTTGTCAGCGGGCCTGCCTGGTTTTTCCGATAAAAATAGACAATCAGCCATAAGAAAAAAGGAATTGCAAGTATATCTCCAAGGTGTGGAAGGCTCATTCTATTAAGTCTTTCAAGAATACTCCTCAAGAAATCCATCCCAACCATTTACAGCAATCGCTCGAATCCTAATAAAGGTCCAGAAGAAGGTAGTGCCCGAATGATCTGATACAATCTTTTCACAAACACGAGCCAGCGGAGGATACCCCTCTAGCCCTACTAACTTCTTAAAATCAGAATCGCTCAAATTCTTCATAATCTTCCACGATCCACGCGTTGATTCCATGGCCCGATACGCATCCTCAAGATACCCGCGATCACCCTCATTCTTTACGAAACTGAAATTGCCCGACATGTTGTTTATGATAGTACTACAATCAAAAACAAACGGCCCGCGTTTCAAATTTTTTAATCCTCACATCTTCTTCTCCACATGTGGCATATAACGGACCTCTGCGATGCTCACGCGCTTATCTAAGACCGCAAGCCCATTCTGTGAACTGAATCGCGCAGCATCTTTATTCCAGAGTTTAATCACATGAAAGCCCTTCTTCGGACTTATCGTAATTCCCTGAATAGAATCCTCCTTTTCTGTGGCAGAGCCGAGCATGCAAGCAATTGTATAGCGATGAAATATATCAATTGAGTCCGCCGCTCCTACGCAGAGACTATAACTGCCTCCTTTAATATTCTGATGATTCTCCCATAGAGGTGGAATTGATGCACGCATCCAAAAGAACATGCCTCGTGACCACTTTGTATCATCGAGTACATTAATGAGTGCAAGATACTCTGACCAAGTACTCACAGTCGCAAGATTCTTAAATGTATCAATCGACCACTTTTTCTCAGCAGGCGAATGGAAATATAATGTCCATGGGCCTGTAGGAATTGTTCCTGATATGTCCATACTTCAATATAGTATGGTATTTACTTTAACCCAAATCAATTTTACGAACGACACAAGTAGTTTTCTAGGATTCCCTTCTCTTTTAGTTCGTCAAATTGTTTGAGTATATGGCTTACAAACTCACGTTTGCATTTATAACTTCCTGTAAACTGTTCTTCATAGTCATATTGGTCCCTATCCATGTGGGGGCCTAGTGAATAGACATTTCCAGGACCATGTGATTTCCAGGTTCCTGGAAGATCTTTGTAGTCCCAGTGGTAGATTTTCTTGCCTTCGCAGAATTTATAGTAGAGGAAGACTACGCTCTTTTCCATCTACAAAGTCTACTGATTAATGTTTAATCCACTGCCTCCATATCAAGTTCCTCGTAAGTTACAGGAGGCGCGACAGTTGACTCAACGATAGGCACAGCTGCAGGAACAACGGGTGCAGGAAGTCTCTGAAGGCGAACCGTCACCTCATTAAGAGAGTTCCATCGTTCCTTTTCGCTAAATGTGTCAGACCAGATATTAAACTCAAGTTCCTCACCTTCAGGAGTAGTTACTCGAAGAATAAAATCCATGTTTGTGTCAAGATGAATTCCATTTATAAGTGACCAGACACCCATCCAAACTCCAAGGCTCGGAGCATACTGCTCACCTTTCCAGTAGGTTGTATCAAAAAAGGAAGTAAGATTATACAGACAAATGTGACCGTGATAGAGTTCGGCAGTGACAAAAGAGAGAGTACGTGCTGGCCTGGTAGAATCGAGGATAATCGTATTGGTGTCCTTATTATAGATGCAGACGACCTTGGATGAACCGGGTTTCCTATTCTCATAATTCTGCTCGTATACGGGAGTATTCGAGCCGTGGAAAAAAACATAGTTTTCTGCGCACATACTATTTACAAGAAAACGAGTAGTCTTTGAAGTTTGCTGGTAAGTAAAACTTGATGTCTTGACAACCCAGGCATAGACCGTAAAGAAGAGTTGTGTCCAGTTAATGGCCTGAAGGCTTTGCAGCATTTTCTAAATTCTTAACTGCCGCGATAGTTTAGGTGGTTTTTCTGCAACCAATCGTGCTTATTGAAGTTGAGAGTGGAACATTTGTGACCGATGCGGGTAATGTGGGGGGCGGAGCCGTTGGTGTACATGCGGGCGGTGTGGGCTGACAGCTGGGCTGAGCATCCTCGCAAGAATCAGCCTGTTGTTGTGCTGTAGCCGCAGCAACAATTGTAGACCCTGAAAGCCAGATAAGGAAAAGTCCAAGGAGAATAAAGAGAAACGGTATACTGAGCAAAATCCATGCAGCGGCATCGCCCACTGACTGACAGATAAAATTTAGACCAAGCACGCAAAAAAATCCTCCAAGTGCGTGAAACGGGATGTATCTGTATTTCCCTTTTGCTAAATCAATGAGTACAATTGCAGTAAAAAGAGCGGCAGTTGTAATTGCTGCGGGACAGAATGTCATTCTACTAGATTAGGCGATTTTTACAAGCTTCTTATTTACATCATCATACTCTGCAAAGGGCTCATCCTCGGGAGCATCATCGATGATACGATACACCTTATTGTGCTGATCCTTGTAGTAAGTCTTTCCCTTCCATACAAACTCAGCGAGTTCAAGCTCCTCCTCCTCAGCTTCCTCGACCTCCTCCTCCATCTCAACTTCCTCCTCCTCAACCTCCATATCGGCTTCTTCATCATCTGAATCAACCCCTCCCTGCGCAGCAACAACCTCACCATAGGCAACTTCATCATCGACCTCCTCTTCTACTTTTGCAAGTCCAGCTGCCTCCAGAATACGAGCACGAGCAAGACTATCAAGTACAGTCATCGGCTTCTCCTCAAGCACAACCGTGTGCTGTCGCTGAATTGTCGGAACAATTACACTATTTGCAGACGCGGGACTGAGGATGGGTGAAGGCATGCTCTCACGCTTCATAAGCAGACCTTCTAGACCACCTGAACGAATCTGCGGGGCCGGCGTTTCAAATACACTTGTTGGGGCACCTCGTGCCTCAAGAGCTGCAATCCTCGCCTCCAACTTCTTAATTACTTCAGTTGAATCCTGCGACTTGAGAAGATAGTGCATCTGCCTCTCTGCCGTATTCAACTTCTCATTCAGTTCTGTGCGGAGCTGGCTAAATACGGTAGTAATGAGTTCCATGGATATTCTTTGTGCTGAAATCAAGGCCACGCCACAAAATCAAATTTTTGACCCACTCAGTTTGCCATGATTCCATTTCCACGAATATTAATCGTCATACACGCATCAAGAGTAGATTCGCGGTCCTTCAGAGGCTTTGTACGCTTCAGACGAAGACCTTCCTCCGCCTTTGAAATACGCTCAGTCATAATACCATTTGGTGTATTACGAATATTCGTATCATAAAAATCAATCGGCTTCGTATCCATAGTACCTAAGATGCTCACTACAGGAGGCATCTGAATATCAATTCGAACAGAACAGTTCCGTAGAGTATTGCGAAACTGTTCAATGCTCATGGGTCCTCCAAACTTTTTCAGCGACTCACGAGGGGGTGCAGGATAAATACGACCCTGATACCATTCAGAATAGAGACGATGAAGAAGTGCCATCCGTTCCCAGCGAACATGGGGATCAAGTGTCTCATTTAGGAGGAAAGATACTGCACACTCGGGACAACAAAAGTTGCCGTAGATCTTATAGGTGCCCTTCTCCTCACGCTCGGGAATCACAATTGGCTGGCTCGTAAAACACTCTGTGCACCAAAAACAGGCAATATCAACTTTCTCAGGCAGCAACTTGGCTTCAGATGAATCCCTGTAAGCAACCATAAGATTGCAGCGATAAAACGGCTGTAAAGGCTTTGTATCATCATCTTCGCCATCAATCTTTTTGGAAAGATGTTGGGGATTTCCAAGTGGATCTGCAATTGGCATGGGCTTTCCAGATGTCTTTGGAGTTGGAAAGGGAAGCATAGCATCAATCTCAAAGGGGGCGCGGTTGGCGGCGAATAGATCACCTTCCATCATGTCGTAGGGCTCTGGGTGCTTAGGGGGATTCGGATCATATTGAAAAGTAGAATCACTGAAATTTACTTCATTGCTGTGAATGTGAAGATGTGCAATCAGACTGCGACGCGGCTCAACAGGCTGGAAATTTCCTTCGATTCCATCGGGTGTGACAAGGGCCACAACCTGGACCTCCTTCTTTGACTTCTTCTTGGTCTTTGTGATCGGAAGGGGGTCGGGTGCAGTGACAGGAGCAGCAGCAACAGGAATAGGAGCAGGAGCAACAGGAACAGGAGCAGGTTCAACAAGAGTCTTCTTACGCGGCGGCATTTCTAAATTTTTTACGCGTTCGGACCTTTAGGCTTGTTTGACAATCTGGGCTTAGAGAAAGTCAACGAAATCATTTCAATGGCATCCATTCCGTACGATGCGCTTTTCAATGAAATGATTCAATCTCCTGAAAAGATGCGGCACTGTCTTTTTGTTGGCCCTCCTGGTTCAGGAAAAACAAGTGCTGCACAGGAATTCTGTCGTCGCTGGATTGGACCCTCGTCGACTTGGATTGGTCGTGTACTTTTTTTGAATGCATCGGATGAAAGAAGCCTTGAGGCAGTGCGTACAAAGGTCTACCCTTTTGTTCGCTCGACCCTTACAACTATTTTCCAATTTGAATCCAAGTCGGATGCAAAGGTGATTGTATTTGATGAAGCTGAGACCCTCACTGAGCAAGCTCAACTTTCACTTCGTCCTCTGCTCAATATGGCCGCAAACAAAGTCTGTCTCCTCTTTCTCTGTAACAGCAGCAGTCGCCTTCATGTATCACTCATTAATCGTTTCTGTATTCTTCCTTTTTATCCTCCGCCCCCCACAGTCTATCTACAGCGCGTCCGAAAAATCATTGGAAATCAAGCAATTGATATTTCTCCCATTGATGCCCTCTATACACGATCCGATTTGCGCTCTTTTCTTTTTCACCCTACGCGCGGCTCCATCCATACAAAGTTCATCTTCAAGTTGCTCCATGCTCCTCTCCATGAAATTCAGTCAATCCTTGAACGCGAAGCCAAGAATACTTTTCTTAAAGAAATTGCAGGTCTCATATTTTTCACATTTCTCAGCCTAGGAATTGCCTCAAGCACCGATCTTGTAAAGATTATCTTAATCGGCAATGCAGATGTTCTTCGTGTTATGCCAGAAAGCCAGTGGTTTCAAATGCTCGCCGATTGGATTATTGAAATGCGTCAAAAATTTGATTCTTGCATTTAAACCCCCTTATAGGAAAATGGATCGTACAAACCTAAAAATCAGCCCGTATCGCATTTCCACCATGGTTATTACGGGAAACTTTGGAACTCCTATCAATCTACAGAGTCTATTCCAACAATTGCCTTCCCTACTCATTCCAATCGGTTATCCTGGAGTTGGCATTCTCAAGATGGAGCACCGTGAATCGGTTGTAGGTGCATCCGCCCGTGATGTTCTCACCCATCGTCGTGTTGCTTCCAAGACTTTCTTTAATCAGTCAACTCTAGTGATTCGCCAGCCGTATGGCGACGGTTGGAAAGAAGCAAATCTGAAGATGTTTGCAAATGGTGGGTTTCAAATGACAGGAATTCCAACGGAGTCCTTTGCGCGGGCCACAATTGAATGGCTACTTGCACATTTGATGGCCCATCTGAAGACGCCCGTTTGGACGGCTCAGGCGACCCTGAAAGAGTGTAATATTCAGCTGCTTAACAGTGACTACAGTGTAAATGCAACGATTCTGAGAAATAAGCTCCATAAGCTACTTACACAGAATTATCGGCTGTTTAGTACTTATGAATCAACGATTTATCAGGGCGTAAATACTAAGTATTATTACAATGAATCACGCAAGCCTGGGCTTGCCCCTGGAATTTGCCATTGTACAGAGCGCTGCTCAGGTCAAGGTACGGGTAAGGAGAATGGACAATGTAAGAAGATTACAATCAGCGCGTTTCAGACGGGAAGTATTATCATTACGGGAGCTCGTTTTCTAAAACAGATTGATGAGGCCTATGACTATTTCAATCAGATTTTGAGTGAGAACTGCGCAGAAATCCTCCAGCCTATTCCCGTTGCGTAAAAAATGAATCTTCTGTTTCCTTTTTAACTACAGATTTCAACTCCGGATGTCAGCCCCTACTGCGTCCTCTACTACACCCGCTGCCCCTGCTGCGCCTCCCTCCACGGAGGTACTTCCGTCCGTTGCCGTGCTCCAGCACGCCGCTCGTCTGGCCATCCAACAGGACAAGCCGATTCTTCTGGATTACTATGTTGAAACTGCGACTGGCAAGGCCTTTATGGGCGAGGACCAGGAGACCAAGGAGCGCATGCTCGTCAAGTCAGCGGAAGAGTTTACCAGTCTCATCCAGAAGGTCTATAAGGTTACTGAGGACTTTATCATCATCACGGAGAATTCCATCTACGTGGCGAGTGGTAAGATCCAGAAGCGTCGCATTCAGGCTGCGTCCATGCGCAATGCCGTTGAGGAGCTCGAGGCGTAAATTTAGTATTTACGATATTTTTTTTGTTTTCTTGTTTTTTTAGATACTCTAGATTTTCTAGATTTTCTGAAAATTCTTCTGCCCCCAACTTGTATTAGTTGATTACCAGGAGGTAAGTTTGGACCTTGAGGATCAAATGCATACTTTTGATGTCTTGGGTTTGCACCATTAAAGTAAACAGAACCTTTGGCAAATGTGTTTCCATCAGGCGATGAGTTATAAATTCCATCGTATGCAGCAGGCATTAATAAGTAGTTTATGGGTTGATATAAAAAGTCACCATGTCTTGCATTTCTATATGCAGTTCCAAAACGATTTAATACACTACTAAATGCGTTATATAGTCCTTGAGATGTAGTGGCTACATTTGGAAATAGGTATTGTGCTATAGGAGTTAATGTAGGAAGGACTAAGTTAAGTTGAGCAAGAAGTTGAGCAGCGGGCACACCTCGACTAATATATGCCTCCACAAAATCAATTAATGTTTGTGAAAAATGAATAAATGCAGCTGTTTTTTCATCAGTATCTAAAATGACCGGATTTATCATTGTACTTACGTCAACTAACCAGTTAGATCGGGTATAATCTGTATTAGGAGTACCATGAATTATACCATATATACCACTACCAAGGCCATGAGTTTTAGTGATATTTAATGGACCACCTGTCTTTTTAATAAACTCCGCCGCAGATACTTGAGTACCAGGAGGATGATAATTGTCAATTTGATAAGGCATTCTATTCTATACTTATAAATTTGATACATATATCCCCCATCTACAAAACCAAAAATGTCACTTGAACCCGACTCGGCCATCCAACCTGGTCAAGCCTACAAACCGATCTGCCTTGGAGTTTTAGGAAAACGCGAAGACATCTCCCGTACTGACTTTCATGAGCGTGTGCTGAACCCACTCATGGAACTCATTGGAAAAGTACCTGATCTTGTATATATGTCAAATGACGGTTCCACATCATCCTTCGTTGGTCTCTGGGCGGATAAATGTGGTGTCCGTCATGAAACCATCATGGCCGACTGGCGCCGACTTGGTCGCCGTGCAGTTGTTATGCGCGACGCGCGTATCGTGAAAGAAGCAAGCCATCTACTGCTCTTTGAACAGCCTAGGTCCGAGTATATCTCAAAAATCGGACTTAGGGAATTGAAGAAGGGAAAGAAGGTGTTTAGTATTACACCGGGTAAGGACTGGGAACTACAAGAATGGGAGGCCTCGGGCTCTTGTGAAATTAAATAACTTACGCGGCTGTCTCTTTCTGAGTCCCGGGCTTCAGTCCGCGTTCACAAATCAGATAGAGGGACAGAGCCGTCAGAAGCGCAAGTGCGCCCACGAAGAGATTCGGTAAAAGCATCAGGACCCGAACCAGTACGGGACCCTTTATCGTGAAAGCGGTGACAACTGATGTGAAAACCGCGAGAACCATTACGGTCACAACGAGCCAATAATAAAAATAAAGATAATCGCAGATAAAACGGCTGGAGACACCCTGCATAAACTTCGGCTCGGCGGAGGACATTTCTACCCGATGTCTACTTTTTTTACGAGCCTAGTGTAGAAATGCCTGCGTCAAGAAAGAACCGCGACAATCGCCGCACTAACCGTATGTATGGTGGCGCGGCGTATGTATCCGCGCCGATGTCACTGAGTGAGTCTCTTGCGGGAAGCTCTCCGTCGCAGATGAATATCGCCCAGGGAAAGCAGTACGACTCCTTCCACGCCAATCAGCACGGTGGCATGGCGCCTCTCAGTGCCATAACGGACTCCCTTCTTCCTAAGGATATGGGAGCCTCGGCGCGTACTCTTCCGCTTGATAAGTACATTGCCGACGTCGCGCCCC